TCACAAGCTGATGGCAGACCGCGGACTCACGGAAATGACGTTCGATGAAGAACTAAAGAAGATCCTCTCGGAGGAAGACCTGCTCATGCTCCGAGGTGGTGGATCAACGAATCCTGATGGACCGGTGGACGGCGACGATCCTCCGGATGACAATCAACCCTCTAGTGGTTCTGGGGCTGTAGCATGAAGAAGACCGATGAGGAGGTCGGTGTGAGCTGGAAGCAAGTCATGACGATGCTTGCCGGACTTACTGTGCTTGCCGGACTGCATGCTTCGTTCGTCGTCCCCGCGATCATGAATCGAGTGTCGGACATGATCGATCAGAAGATCGAGATTCACTTGCGCGTTACGCATCCTGATTCGGTGACGCGCCGCGAGTTGAATCTGACGGTGGGGAAGATTGAAGCCAAGCTGGAGGGTGTTTCCGAGCAGCTCAATCGAGTGCTCGACAAGCTCGACAAGTAGCACCCTGTGATCTTCGATCCTGAACGACAGATTCGAGTGGCTGGCCGTACAATGACGGCTAGTGAACACTTTTTCGATGCGATGATCCGCCATCAGATCGGAATCCTTCGTGTCTCGGGCTCGATCTCCAATGAGGTGCAGGCGCTTCTCGACGCGACCGAGGACGATGTTCGTCGCCAGATCGAGGACAAGACTCGGCTCGGTATTGGTATCACTCGACCGGCACAGGTCGCTCGGCTCGAGCGGCTGCTTGATTCTCTCGCTTCCATTCGATCGGATGCGTTCAAGCAGGTATCAGAGACGTGGTTCTCTTCGCTGACGGATCTGTCGCTTGCCGAGCCTGGGTTCGTCGATGGGATCCTGAGGACGACGATGCCGGTCGACCTCGATACGAAGCTCCCGAGCGCTCGTCTACTTCGGGATATCGTGAAGTCGCGTCCGTTCGAAGGGTTGACCCTCAAGGAGTGGTCGATAGATCTCGAGCGTGCGGACATCTCTCGCATCGAGAAGCAGATCAAGATCGGGCTCACCCAGGGCGAGACCGGTCAGCAGATCGCCAGACGAGTAGTCGGTTCGAAGATCACTCGTGGGGCCGACGGGGTGCTCGAGATCACGCGCCGACAGGCAGAGATGCTCACCCGAACAGCGGTCAACGCGATTGCGAATGAGTCGCGCCGTGAGTACCACCTGGAGAATGTTGACATCATCCAGGCTGAGCTCTACGTGGCGACGCTGGACTCTCGTACCACGCATGTTTGTGCGTCCCTGGACGGGCAGCAGTTCGCAGTTGGCGTCGGTCCGATCCCACCGGTCCACTTCGGTTGCCGGTCGCTCCGGGTTGCGCTGGTCGATGACGAGGCGATCGGAAATCGCCCGGCCCGCTCTTTCACTCAGAAGCAGCTCCTGCGTGAGTTTTCTGCTCAGGAGGGGATTGACCCCGTTTCCAGGAGGGCGGATCTTCCCCATGGCACCAAGGGTGCCTTCGATGAGTTCGCGCGGCGCCGCAAGCGCGAGCTCACGGGTATCGGACCCGCCAAGGTGCCCTACCAGGAGTTCCTGGAGCGGCAATCGACAGAATTCCAGGATGACTACCTTGGATTGACCAAGGGGAGGCTGTTCAGGGCCGGGCTTCCGTTGACGAGGGTCGTGGACCCCGCCGGACGTCCGATCACACTGGCAACGCTCGCGCGCACCGATGCTGATGCGTTCCGGGCGGCCGGGCTTGACCCGGAAGATTTCCTGTAAGCCCCATGGGGGCAGAAAGGTACGGCACATGGTGCTGAAGGCTGTTTTGACCCAGGAGGAGTTCGACGCGGTCACCGAGCCGGCGATCCAAGAGCTGTTTACGAAGAAGGGTGACGACTTCGAGCTTACCGGTATCCAGGGCGTGAAGACCCAGAAGGACGTCGACCGGCTGAACGAGGGGATCCGTAAGGAGCGCGAGACGACGGCTGATGTGAAGACGAAGCTGGCCGGCTGGGCCGAGCTCGGCGAGCTCGAAGAGGTCCAGACGAAGCTCGACCGCTACCCCGAGCTCGAGCTCGCTGCAAAGGACAAATTCGACGAGACAGAGGTCGAGGCGGCCGTCGAGCGCCGGGTTGAAGCGACGATCAAGACTCGGCTGGCACCGGTGGAGCGCGAGAACAAGAAGCTGAAGACCCAGATCGATGAAGGCTTGGGTGAGCTGACCACGCTCCGCGGAGAGAAAACTCAGCGGTCGATTCACGACGCGCTCGACAAGGCGATGACTACCGCGAAGGTCCTCCCGGAGTACCGCGAGGACGTTCGCCTGTGGGGCGAGCGCGTGATGGAGGTCAATGAGGACTCCGAGGTCATTACCAAGGACGGGGTTGGGGTGACGCCTGGTATGGGCGCCGAGACCTGGCTCGAGGAGATGCTGCCAAAGCGGCCGGGGTGGCTCCAGCCGTCTCGTGGTGGCGGAGCGCGTGGCAGTGACCGGTCGTTTGCGGGTGGCAGCAACCCGTGGGCTGAGGACCACTGGAACGTCACCGATCAGGGGAAGGTCATCCGCGACAAAGGGATGGAGACGGCCAACAAGATGGCTGCGTCGGCCAATTCTCGCATTGGTGCCACGTCGGCCACCAAAAAGAAATAACTAGCCACCGCTCCTAGGGTTCGCTAGTTTCGTCGGTGTACCGGGCACATGGTGTCCGGCATTTCCCAAGGCTCCCGACGCAGCGAGGGAGATTCTCAGAGCCATGGTGCCGAGAGAGGAGTTGCTGCACTTGGCGGATTCCGTGCCATGGCGCCCGGTTCCGAGATCCGTTTTTCGGCTTAGAACCGTAGGGACCAGAAATGGCAACCGGACCAATCACTCAGGTCGCGGACGTTGTTGTTCCCGAGATCTTCACGCCGTACATCCAGCAGTTGACGGAGGAGAAGGCGCGCCTGGTGCAATCCGGCGTACTCTCTCGGAACCCTCTCCTCGACCAACTCCTGGCCGGTGGTGGTCTCACGTTCAACGTCCCGTCATGGCGTGACCTCGACAACGATGACGACAACATCTCGACCGACCGTGCGGCCGACCAGTTTCTGCTGGCGGACGGAACGATCTCTGCATTCGGCGCGGGCAACTTCCTGGACTCAATCCCGGCGAAGATCGAGACCGACACCGAGATCGCGGTGCGTCTCAATCGGAACAAGTCGTGGTCGACGTCCGATCTCGCGATCGCGCTCGCCGGCTCCGATGCTCTCGCTGCGATCGGGGGTCGAGTCGCGTTCTACTGGGCTCGCCGTCTGCAGGCGGCCTTCATCGCAACCATCCAGGGGCTCTCCAAGGACAATTCGGCGAACGACTCTGGCGACTACGCCAACGACGTTGCGTCGACTGGCTTCGTCGACGGAGTCACCAACTTCTCGGCCGAGGCGATGCTCGACGCGGCTGTGACGATGGGCGACTCCGAAGACCAGCTCACCGCGATCATGGTCCACAGCGTGGTCATGAACCGGATGAAGAAGAACAACCTGATCGACTTCATTCCGGATGCACGTGGTGAGGTTCTGATCCCGACGTTCCTCGGCCGTGAGGTCATCGAGGACGACGGTGTCCCGTCCAGTACTTCGGCTCTCCGCGCCGATGGTAGCGCTGGTGTGGCTGGAGTGTACGAGACGTGGCTGTTTGGCGCGGGCGCTACGCAGTGGGGTGTCGGGTCTCCGGCCGTACCCACCGAGGTCTCCCGCAAGGCATCCGCCGGCAACGGCGGGGGCCAGGATGTGCTGCACTCGCGTCAGCAGTGGACGATCCACCCGGTCGGCCACGCTTACACCGGGACCGCAGCGTCCGGTGGCCCAGCCAACGGAACTGGCGCCAACAACCTCAACAACTCTGGTAGCTGGGACCGTGTCTACCCCGAGCGGAAGCAGATTCCTTTCGCGAGGCTGATTACCCGCGAGGCATAGTCGGGTAACTCCGACCTGAGAAACCTCGAAAGGGGGTGATTCTTGTCAACGAAAGAAGCTGTGATTGCTGCCCTGGGTGGCGACTCGGTTTTCATGGGCTCCTCGGATACGTTCACCACGACGCATGCCGCTGAGACCTTGACGATCGCTTCCCACGGGTACACGGACGACAATGGGCCGATTCACGTTTCTAGCACGGGCCAGCTCCCTACTGGGCTGGCTCCGTTCAAAGCAACTAACGGCCTGACCTTCACGCCCGGGACGATCGCGGACGACGTGGTCGAGATCAACGGCGTGTACTACGAGTGGGCTGCGGATCCGACTGCCGGCACTCCGGATGGATCTGTCGGCACGCCGTACCTGGTCGATGTTGGTGCGGACGATGAGGAGTCGTTGCTGCATCTCCTGCTGGCCATCACCGATACCGGCTCTGGCGGTACGGACTACTCTGCCGAGATCACCGCGGCGCATTCGACGGTGTTTGCCGTTGCTAGCAACGCGACCACGGTGACCCTACGTGCGATCCTTGCCGGTGTTGCCGGCAACGCTTACACCCTCTCTGTTGCCGGCGCAGATGGCGTAGCTGCGGATGCTGCGCTGTTCTCTGGCGGCCTGGACGCTGTCGGCTACTTCATCAGTGTTTCGGACGCGAACACGATTCAGCTCGCCCTGACTGCGGGTGGTGCTGCGGTCGAGTTCTCGGACGATGGCTCTGGTACTCACTCGCTCGGCGAAACCGCTTCGTCGCTGATGGATGCAATCGAATCTGTGATCACGGGGCGGATGACGCGCTTCGGATCGCGGGCGCATCCGCCGTCGATCGCGGTCCCCAAATTCTGGGAAGCTGTTCTCGAAGCGATCGCGTGAAAGGATCGAGATGACAAAGGGATTGGTTCGATCGCTGGGTCGCGCTGCACCTGGTCGAGCATTGATCATCAAGGAGATCTCGCTCGCGCGAGCTCTCGCCTTGACGGTCGCTGGTGCGTCCGGGGTCGGTTGGGGAACAGTGGTCCTCGGTGGACTGCCGGAGGGGAATCTTCTGATTCTCGGAGCGGTAGCCAACATGCGTTTCTCGGGACCGACGTCCGGTAGTCTCGATGATGACTGGGTTGGCGACTTCGGTATCGGCTCGACCCCGGCAAGTGATGGGACTATCTCCGCTGGGGATGTGGACATCATCGACTCGACGGCTATCGGAGCTGCTACGGCGGAGGTGTCTCCGGTCACGCGTGGTACCGGCGTAACCACGAAGGTTCTCGACAACACTGCGGGAACCCTCGAACTGAACATGAACCTGCTCATCGATGACGCGGACATCTCGGCCGACGGGATCGAGATGACGGTCGATGGTGAGCTCTACCTGTCCTTCGTCGTCCTCGGCGACGATTGACACTGGAGGCATGCATGGACTTGCTACAAGTGCTGCGGACTTTGGACCCGGAGAACGACGACCACTGGACGACGGACGGGCTTCCGCGTGTGGACGCGGTGACCAAGATCGTCGGCGGGAAGGTCGATCGAGACCAGATCACAGATGCTGCACCACTTCTCAATCGCGAGTCCATGCGTGCTGATCCTGGAACGAAGGGCAATCAGAAGCCCGAGCAGCCGGCGGAAGTTGCGGATGTCGGGTCATCGCCCGCAGCACCGCCGTTTGCCAAAGTGGCTCAAGAGAGCGCGAAGTCGGATCCGGCGGCGACGTTCTTGACGAGCCCTGTGGACGACCTGGTCGAGTTCGAGGACAAAGATGCGGCCGAGCTCAACGTGCTGGAGATGCCGACCCAAGTTGTGATGCGTTCACCCGCGTTGCTTCGGAAGGCAATTGCCGAGATCGACTTGCTCTACCAAGCGAAGAGCAAAGAGCGCGACAAATTGACGCATGAGTTGAAAGTCCTGGCTGGGAAAAGCGAGACGGCGTCGATCGTGCTTTCGCGCATCGCTGGCAAGGAGAAGTCCCAAGACGGCGTCAAACAGTATCTCGAGCAGGCGCGCAAGGCGCGTGAAGAGAAGGCTGCGCGGGCTCGCGCGTTCATCGAGGCGGGGACTACGGTCAAAGACGTGGCCAAGCAGCTACAGACCAAGTCTCCGCTCGACGCGGCGATGGCAATCCGTAAGCCGGTGCCGGGGTCTCAGCGTCCCGTGATGGTTCCCCCGTCACGCTAGGAGTGATCGATGGTCCAGGAGCAGCTGCAACCCCTGAAAGAGCTCGACGACCTCGAGCAGGCGGTCTATTCGCATGCGCGTGCGCGCGTGCGATCGCTCCGTGACATCACCAGGGGGCTGTTCAGGAGTCTCGTCCTGCCGCTCGACCACGGCAACTTTGTCGCTGCGCAGCTCGGGGCTAGGACTCAACCGATCACGGTGGTCCTGGAGTTAGAGATCTCAGATACCTCTCCGTCGGGAGTCGTCTGGGAAATTGGATCATCTGCCCAGGGAGCGGGGCTTTCGTTCGATGCCGGTGTGTTACGTGTCGGCGCCGGCAATGCAACGGGCACCACGGGGGTTGCGACTTCGCTCTCTGGGCTTTCTGACGGCCAGCGGTTCCAGGTGGCGGTGGCGATCAATCCCGGAACCCGCAGGATCGGGGTCTACATCGACGGGCATCTCGAGGCGTTCGCGGACGGGGCCTTGGCGTTCCCCTCGGGAGAGTACTCGGATTCCGGGGCTGGTCGGGTCAATGGGGTCAACGGGACGGTTACACCCCGTCTGGTGGCCGCGACAGCGCTGACAGACGTGGCGATCGTATCCCCGGTGTCCATCTATGTCGGGCAGCTGCCACGCGGGTTCCAGGCATGAGGGGGACGCCATGGTGTCCGCAGCTCGAGCGCTAGCGTCTGGCAGCCATCGTCGGCGGGTGGCGCATCACAACGCTGCTCGTAGTCGCAGGGATTCGCTCCGGGGATTCCCGAAAATTCACCAGACGAGGCTCCTCGATCGGGATCTGACGCCACTTCCGATCTCCGAGGTGTTCCCGACCGGGGCGACGACGAGCCCGGTCACATTCCAGCTCAGGTACAGGCTCTCGGGGACGCCTGACGGGACCATTCTCAATCTTGGCAATGGCGACCCGGCAACCACGGTCTACTACGACTCTGGGGTTCTCCGAGCAATCTCGGGGTCAGGCTCTGTGGGTAGCTCAGCTGTGACTGCGGTGGCGACTCGTCCGCACTCCGCGGGTGCTCGCATCCGGCTTGTCGTGGCGATCGTTCCGGGCAATGGCCACCTCCGGATCTGGGATCGGCACGGGCTCCTGGCCCAGGGAGAGGCCGCTGGCGGCCCGATCCCGGGGTGGGCCGAGATGGCGGTGGTAGACGACGCGATCCGGACGTACACCGACCCAGGGGGGGCTGCAAACGGCCTGATCGTGAATCCTGGTGCTGCGGTGAACATCGCGCCGGCGGCCCCGTCGCGCGCCTATGCTTTCCACGTCCCGCAGCACCTGCTGAGTGACATCCCGGACTTCGTACCTCCGAGTGTGTTCGACGAGTTCCTGTTTCGAGCGACGTTCGTCAATGCCCAGATCGCGCTCTACCCACTGGCTGACGATTCTGACGACGTGGACTAGGAGAGAGTGCGATGGCAACCCAGGAGTTTCTCGACGCGACAAGGGCCGGCTCGTTCTCGACGCCGGTCGAGTGGGATGCCCTCGCTGACGCCTGGGAGCTGTCCGCCTTCACGGCTGAGCAGACGGCGGAGTGGGTCGGGGTTGAGATCGAGGTGCCGGCAGTAGCGGTGCTTCTCGAGGCGCGCGTGATTGCTCCGTCCGACGTTTCGTTCATCACCGACTTCTTCTCTCCGTCATCGCTCCCGGATCTGCAGGTTGCGATTGCGGCCATTGCCGTGCTCAGATCCCTTGACGCTGTGGGCCGGTCATTGTCTGGCCCGAATCGCGTCCAGATGCTGACGCTGTTCTTCCAAGGGCTGGCTGACAGCGGCGTGACGCTTGCGTTGGGCCCGGTGCCGTGATGAAGCGCTCGTGCGGTAGCTGCAAGGCGTGTTGCTGGGCCCCAGAAGTTGACGAGCTCAAGTCGACAGGCGAATGGTGCCCGAATTGCAATGTCGGCCAGGCTCTTGGGTGCTCGGTCTACGCCGAGCGCCCATCGCAATGCGCTGAGTTCCTCTGCCTCTACATCAGGCAGCCCCGAATCGTGCCGGGCTACCTTTCGCCTCGGCGTGCGAACATCATGGTTACCGCTACCGATAATCGATCTCTGAGGGTTTGGGAGTTGAAGCCAGGGGCCGCGTCGAGGCCGAAGGTTGCGCGCTGGATCTCTGAGTGTCGACGACTCAAGCTCAGCGTGGTCGTCGTCGATCCGAGCAAACGAGTGGTGGTGCTTGATGTCTAGCCGCGTCCAGTACATCAAGGACGTCCAGTACAAGACTGTAAAAAGGATTTTCTTTGTCACTGAACTATCAGGCCTCATCTCCACCGGGGCTCTGTGGGGGAAGCATACGGTCGAGATTTCGCTCGATGGTGGTACGTTCACCGCGTCTACCAACAACCCATCTGAGGTAGGATCCACAGGGTTTCATACGCTGATCTTGACTGCCTCAGAGACCGACGCAGCCTATATTGCGGTTCGGTTTGTCAATGCGTTCGGATCTGACTTCGACGACTTCTTTGTGCTTTTGACTACGATGGAGCATCCTAGTATCCCGGCAGCCGCTTGGATCGAGGCTTATGGCATCCCGATCACAGATAGCTCGATCGCTGCGGCTGTCTGGGATCGACCATTGGCGTCGCACATCACGGCGAATACGTTCGGGTCGTTGCAGTTCGCGCTAGGTGCCATGAACCAGTACCTGGCTACGTCGGGTTCAACGACGACGGTCGTGCAGACGAATGCCACGCAGGCGGATGGCTTCTGGGATGGGCAGATCCTGATTGTGCGCGACTCGACCGGTGAGGTGGTCGCCAGGCGAGTTGAGAGCTATGCCTCTACCAATGGTGCGTTCACTCTTGGCGAGGATCTTCCGTTCACACCAACCACCAACGATCGCTGCATCGTGGTGCCAAGGGCCATTTACCTGCAGGCTATCCTCGATGGCGTTCCTGATGCGGTTTGGGATGAGGCGCGTGCAGGTCACGTCGCTGCTGGCACCTTCGGTGAGTACATCGACGACATGATAGCAATCGGCATTGAGAGTCGGTTTAACACCCTGGATGTTGGCCAGGGTGTGATCAACAGTGCGGTCGGGGCTGTCGGTGGGACCGTGGACTTGATTGCCGTTGATACAGGGGTCACGATCCCTGGGTTGCTCAACAACATTGCAGTGACGGGCTCGGCGGTAAACACGATTGCAGAGTCGTACGTTCTAACCCGAGGCACGCAGGTGTCTGGGACCTTCGTTGACACCCAGGCGTTAGACGGCGTGGAACACCAGCATGAAGACGTCACAGGAGAGCTAGATCTCTACTACCAGTTCAGCATTGGTGGTGATGGTGTTCCAACTGGCGCCGAGATGATTGGGCGCCTCACGGGCAACAATGACGATCTTGAGGTGTACGCGTTCAACTGGGGTGGATCGACGTGGGATCGTATAGGTACCGTTGAAGGGCGCAACTCGTCCACGAACCGGGTGCACAACTTCACGTTGCTCACGTCGCATGTTGGGGCCGGAGCGAATATCGGGATTGTTCGCATCCGCTTTTTCGATGGTGCTTTCACTCTGTCGGGCGCCGACCTGTACATCGACCAGTTGATCGTCTCGTATTCGATCGCGAACCGCTCTGTTGGTTACGATGATGGTGCAATCTGGATTGATACGAATGGTGGCGTATCTGGCACTGAGTCGTTCGTAAACGGTACTGCGGACAATCCTGTTGATACGTTGGCCGATGCGCTGACACTAGCTACGAATCTGAACCTGGTTCGCTTCCACGTGCTTGGAAATTCATCTATCGCCCTTGTTGCTGATACGATCGGTAAGACTTTCATAGCTGACAATCTCTGGTCTCTTGCTCTTGGGAGCCAAGAGATTGAAGGTACATCGTTTCAAAATGCAGACGTATCTGGTGTTGCAACGTCGAGTGGCGCACAACCTACATTCGAGAAATGCCATCTTGGAACGGTTACGCTTCCGCCTTGCCGGGCATATGAGTGCGGACTGGCGGTCGGGGTCACGGCAGGGGCTGCGGGCGACTTCTTCTTCTCGAAGTGCGACTCGAACGTTGCTGGGACAGGGACGCCGTTCTTCGATTTCGGGGCACTGATCGGAGACGTCAATGCCAATTTCCGAAGCTACTCCGGCGGCATCGAGGTTCGAAACTTCAATGCCAGTGGCGTCGACACGATGTCACTTGAGGGCAATGGTCAGCTAATCATCGCGGCCTCTTGCACCGGTGGGACGATTGCCCTTCGAGGCAACTTTGACGTGACGGACAACTCCGGTGGGGCCGTGACGATTGTGCAGGCTTGGGATTCTCTTTCGGACATCATCTGGAGCGACTTGTCGACAGGCTCGCTTGTAGCCGGCTCGTTTGGGCAGGCGCTCAAGGACGTCCTAGACCTTTTCTCGAATCGATCTGTCGTGACGGAGAACGGTGATGGGTCGAAGACTATCAAGTTCTACCGAGATGATGCATCTACTGTGTTTTTGACACTTGAGATCTCGGTCGACGGCCTGGAGAGGACAGTCTAGTGGCACTTGTGATAGAGACCGGCTCCGGGGTCCGCGGGGCCAATGCCTACGTCAACCCGGCGTTCGTGACGGCCTACCTGACCGATCGTGGCCGGGTCACAGAGAATCTCTGGTCGACGATCGGCACTCCCGCTCAGGACGCTGCCTGTATCGGAGGCACCGACTATATCGATACGCGGTGGGGCCCCCGGTTTCGTGGAGTGCGCGAATTCGCGTTTCTGGGGTCACCGGCCCAGGCGCTGGTGACGTTCTCAGGGATTCCCTCCGGCGGCGACACGATCACGATCGGCGAGCTCACCTACATCTACCGCGCGACGTTGACCTACCTGGTCACGGAGGAAATCCTGATCGGGGGTTCAGGAGCGGCTTCCCTGACGAACCTGATCGCGGCGCTGCAGGCGGACGACGCTGATGGTGCCGGCGTGACCTTCTCGGAATCCCAGATCCCCAATTCCTCGTCGAGGGCGGCGCTCCGGGAGGGGACGACGCTCGAGCTCTTGCTGACGGCTGTCAATTTCGGGCTGGCCGGGAACGACATCCCGCTTGCCGTGACAGGCTCCGAGTACGTAATAACCACCGCCTTCAGGAACGGCACGGAGGCGGGTTCCCAGGGGCTCGAGTTCCCGCGCGCCGGCCTGGTCGACCGGAACGGTTTGCGTGTCACAGGCGTCCCCACACGGCTCAAGGATGCGGCTGCTGAGTATGCGGTCAGGGCTGCCGGCGCTGCCCTGTACCGGGATCCCACGGTAGACGACACGGGTCGCGCCGTGATCGAGAAAGAGGAGCGAACTGGGCCGCTCCTCGAGCGGACGGTCTACGAGTCTGGCTCTGCCCTCTCGGCCCTGATCAAGCCCTATCCGGCGGCCGACGCGTGGCTCGAGCCCTACCTGCAGCCATCGGGCGGGAGTTGGCGCTGATGGTCAATTTCGTGCGCATGCAGGCCCTGGCGAAGAAGCAGATCGAGGCCAATGGCCGGTCTGTAGACCTGCTCCAGAACCCGACGGATCTCCTGAACCCGTCCGAGCCAGAGCGTGGCCCCGATTTCTCCGCGGGCCCGACGCCGGAGACGGTCATCGCCTCGTTCGTCCCGAAGAGCGGCAGTGGCTTCGGCCGTGACGTTGACCAGATGTTCAGCCAGACGCTGCTGGCTAGCTTTGAATCGGTCTGCCTGATCGCCGCGACGAGCCTTTCCGGGGCGAACGCGATCACGTCCTTCGCCCGGCTGCGTGACAGCGGAAAGATGTGGAAGATCATCGCGGTGGAGATCCTGCAGCCCGGCGTCGAGGAGATCCTGTATGCAGTGGGGCTGGCCAAATGACGACGGTCGAAGAAGTACGCACGGATGTGATCGCTCTGTTCCGGACCGCCTGGCTGGCGAATGGGACCAGTGCTCCGGTGCCGATCGTATACGACAACGATGCGAACAGTGCCAAGCCGGAAGGGGAGGACGCTGACGGCCGAGCGCTTCCGTGGTGCCGCATCAGCATTCGAAACCTGTCAGAGGACCAGGATACGCTCGGGGCTCCTGGCGCCCGCCGGTTCCTCAACGAAGGCCTGATAACCGTCGAGATCTACACCGCCAGTGGTGACGGGTACACGCTCGGCGGAGTCCTCGCAAGGGTCGCGAAACTAGCATTTCGTGGCAATTCGCTTGCGTCCGGCGCCTGGTTCACCCAGGTCACGTCGACCGAGAAGGGCCTGGACGGCCCCTGGTCTCGCATCGACGTGACTGCCAGGGTCAAGAGCGAGGATATCGGCTGATGTCAGAGAGCGACCGGATCCTACGAGCTCTGAACCAATTCACGGCGAGGGAGGTCGGGAAAACCCAGCTGCGGATCATGCAGGTGCTCACGACCGAGACACCGGTGGACACCAACTTCGCCAGGTCGCGGTGGACGCCATCCGTTGGATCCGCCCCGAAGCTGGATGGGTCGGCTGCCCCAAGCGGGACGAATCGCGCCGCTATCGTTGCTGAGGCGATCGCCAAGGTCTCCGCGAACGAGGCTCTCTCCCAAGGAATTGCCAAGACCTACAAGCTCCGCATGGGGCCGCTCTACATCAGCAACAACACGGCGTACATAGGCGTTCTGAACGGTGGGAGCTCAGCGCAAGCGCCAGCCCGATTCGTGGAGGCTGGGGTTTTGAAAGGCATCCGAGGTAGATAGTGGCAACCGGAGTTGATACCGTGCTTCACGAAAGGATGGTCGTGCCATGGGACGCGTTCTAACCAACACATTCTCGCTGTCATACGCGATCCAGTCTGCTTTCGATGTCTTCACGACGTCCGTTGGCGACTGGAAGCTGCTCGAGCCGAACGAGATTCAGAATTTCGGCCCGGAGATCACGACGGTCTCTCGCAACCCGATCTCAAAGATTCGTGGAGCTCGCCCCGGCACGATCACGGACCTGGATGCTGCGGTCGAGTTCACTGCTGACTTGACGCTCGACTCGTTCCTCGACTTCATCGAGGGGTTCGCGTTCGCGACTGCAGTCAACGCAGATCTGACGATCACCCCGTCTGCGGTCGTCGCCTCTACCGACGCTTACACCGTGGCGGCTCTGTCTGCTGCTCAGGCAGACAAACTCGAGTGGGCGTCTGCCCAGTACGCAACCCTCATCTACGCCAGGGGACATTCCGACTCGGCCAACAACGGGATCAAATCGCTCGACGCCGACATCGCGACCTCTGCTGTCGCCGTTACGGTAGCTGAGGCGCTGGTCGACGAGACCCCGTCGGCAACCCAGAACAACTCGATCGAGCTGGCCGGGCTTCGCTCGTTGGCTGCCGCTGTCGACTTTACCTGGACCTGGGATTCCGGCACGAAGCAGGCGACGCTCGCATCCGCTGCCGACATCACCGATTTCCAGCAGTTCGGGCTCGTCCCTGGCATGTTCGTCCACATCGGATCGCCGGATTCTGCCGGCGCAACGGTCAATGGGTTCGAGAACGCGGCTGCCAACGATATGGTCGGCTATGCGCGCATCGTCTCGGTGAGCGCGACTGCCGGAACGATCGTGTGCGACAAGGTCGACGCTGCGCTTCAGTTCACCGACGGGACGGCTCCGACCACTGCGCTGGATCTCCTGTTCGGGATCTTCGTTCGCCCGGTCGCGGTGGATTCGTCCGAGTTTCTCGAGCGGATCTTCCTCTTCGAGGGCGCCTGGTCGAACCTTTTCGAGACGACTCCCCCGACTCCGGTCGCGAACCCGGACGGGTTCGAGTACCTGGTCAACAGCTACTGCAACCAGCTCGCGTGGTCGCTTCCGCTCACGGACAAATCCACGGTGACGTTCGCTTTCGTGTCGACCGACGCCCAGGATCCGGTCGATAACGCGAGCCGCAAGACCGGAGCTAGCGTTCCGCTCGTGCCTGTCCAGGACGCGGCTCTCAACACTTCTTCGAACATCACGAGGCTCCGGGTCACCGACGTCGATGAGACGGGCCTCACTACCGACTTCAAGGCGCTCACGCTCACGATCAACAACAACGTGACGCCGGAGAAAGTTCTCGGAGTACTCGGGGCTCGATTCATCAACATCGGCAATCTGGCCGTGACGATCGAGGGGAACATCCTGTTCACGAGCCCCCTTGTCCCGGCGCGGATCCGTGCAAACGCGACGGTAAGCATGGACACCATCGTGAAGAACGCGGACGGGGCGATCGTGACCGACATCCCATCCATGAAGCTGGGAGGCGGATCGCGCGAGCTTCCTGTCAACGAATCGGTCCAACTGACGCTGACTGGTGAGGCGTTCATCGACCCGGTTCTCGACACCGTGTTCGGAATCACAATCTTCCCGATCGTCCCATAGGAAGGGGCACGAATTGACCGCTGACTTCAGTCATATCCGTAAGCTCAATGTAGATGCTACGGAGACGACTCGTTTCGAGCTCATGGAGCTCGAAGGCGAACCTGTTTTGATCGGTAAGTTTGCCGGTGAGGCAAACAGACCCTACTTCAGTTCGCTACTCAAGCGCAGCGCCCGGAGTGCACGTCGCCTTCGGGCCGGGAAGCTATCGGTGCGTGAGCTCGAGGACAATCGCGAGCACGATCGCGAGCTGTTTCCGAAGTTCATTCTGACAAGCTGGGAGGGCTTCAAAGATTCTGAGGGGAACGATGCGCTGTTCAACATCGCCAACGTCTCGGCGCTAGTGAATGCGCTACCCGAATGGATGTTTGACGATGTCCGCAACCACTTCTCGAACCCGCTGTCGTTCATCGAGTCCTTCGATGACGAGGTGCCCGATGAGGACGCGGCTGCCCTGGGAAACTCCTTGCCTCCCGTCTTAGATGGGAGTGTAAGTACAACCGAGACGGATGGTCAGTAAGGGCTGGCCTCGAGAAGGGGCGTCCTCCGCCTGAGTGGTTCGATGATGACGAGGCATACTGGATTCCTCTTGGATCCGAGATCTACCTCGACTGGTTCTGGGATCTTTCGACCGAACGCCCCCTTGGGCTGTCAGTCGGCCCGATCCCAGTGTCGAAGATCCGGGATCACGGGTACGAGCTAGGACTCGACAAGGGAGCTCGCCGCCTGCTGGAGGTGGTGATCAAAGTGATGGACGGGACTTACATGGAGTGGGTTGGCGAGCACCAGTCGCAGTCGTCCAATCCAGCGCCACCCGCCGAGCCCGCTGGGGGCTTCGGTAGCAATCGCCGACGGAGGTAGGCTTGGCAGCCGAGACTTTCCCGATCCAGATCGTGCTGAAGACGGATACCGTCCAGCGGAGCTCGCGCCTCGTCAAGCGCGAGCTCGATTCGATGGAAGACCGGGCGAAGAAGCTCAAGCGGACCCTGGCGAGAACGTTCGCCCCGGTGAAGCTCACGGTCGATCGTGCTGCTCTGGCTTCTTCTACTGTCCGCCTGCAAGGCGTGACCCGGCAAGCCGAAAGGCTCCGGGCTGTTCTGCGCCAGGTGGAACGGGAGCGTCTTACGGGGCTCCCGCGAGCTCTTGACCGAATTCGGCGGACGTCTGATGCGGCAGTCCGGTCTCTCCGTCGAATCCCGGCAGGGCTACGTAACGTGGCCAGGCGGGCACGCGAAACCCGATTTGAGGTCGGTGGGCTGCAGACGGCGATCGCTGCCCTGGGGACAGGTTTGGTGATTCGCTCGATCATCAACAATGCTTCTGCGTTCCAGCGACTCCAACGCCGGATCAAGGCGGTCTCCGGCTCGGTGGAGGAGACCGAAGCCAATTTCGACCGGATTCGGCAGGTCTCCGAAGAGACGGGGACCTCGATTGAGCGGAACGCTGCAACTTTCGCTCGTCTGCGAATCGCGACTCGGAATCTTGGGGTCGATGCAGAACGGACGGTTGGGATCCTGAGAACGCTCAACCAGGCGTTCATCGTGGGCGGGTCATCGTCGGAAGAGGTCCGTTCGGCAATCACCCAGCTGGGCCAGGCATTGGCCTCTGGACGGCTACAAGGGGACGAGCTCAGGAGCCTGCTTGAGAGCGCTCCGCTCCTGGCGGAGAAGCTGGCCGAGCAGCTCGGGGTGACGATTGGAGAGCTCCGGGCGATGGGCGCCGCCGGCGAGCTCACAAGCGAGAGGCTGGTGTTCGCGCTCGAGGGCGCTGCCGGCGATATCGACGCGGCGTTCAAGCAGCTGGGCCCGAGTTTTGAGCAGTCTGTCGCACGGTTGTCGAATGCTTTCATCATACTGGGTGAGCAATTTGGCCCGTTCATCGAAAACCTTGGTGAAGCGCTCGAGTTCATGGCAAGGTTGACTACTGGCGCTGGGGATGTAGTTGGTCAATTTCGTAGGCGCACGACTACTACCGGAGCGGGTGCTGCGGGTGCTGCTGCTGCGGAAGAGGCTCGCGTAGGTGCCGCATCTAGTTCTGGCATTACTGTGCCATTTATCGGAACTTTTGGTCGAAGTGAAGACATCGATCAACAGCCGGCAGAACAGGATCGACTTCGGTTCCAGCAACAGCGACTCGGCAACGAGCTGCAACTATTCCCGCAAGGTGAAGACACACAAGTCCAGCTAGCCAATCTCCGAGAGGGGCTCAACGATCTGGGAGTCAACGCTACGCTGATCGCTGGGATCATTGCCGAGCTTGGGGACCAGACGCTGACGCTCGGCGAGAAGCAAGACATCGCAGCCGGCTTCATCGGCGTCACTCGCGAGGAACTGATCGCGATGGCTGCCGATACTTCTGCTACAGGTGATGCATTCCTCATGACTGCTGGAGACCTCAGCGCGCTTGGCGATGAGACGCAGCGGATTGCCGGGTTGACGACGGACTACGTCACTGTCCAGGATCAGGCAACTGCAAAGATCAATGCTGCCGCCGAGTCCGAACGTCAACTAGCCGAGCTTCGTCGCCGGACTGGCCGTGCGTTGAAAGGGCAACTCCAGAACCTCGATAACCAGCGGAGGCTTATCGGACTTGAGGGCGTAGAGCGAGACGTTCTCATGGAACGCTTGCGTGCTGAGCAAGCAATACGCAAGGCCGGCCTCGATATCGGTTCTGAGGAATCGCAGGCGGCGCTTGCCGAGATCGAGGCTCTGGCTCGCGGCAACGCTGAGTTAGCGGAACGTCTGAGGCTGCTACGTGAGCTTCCTGGTGCGGGCGATGAAGCCCGAACCCAGATGGAAGACTTCACGAAGGTATTGATTGACGCACGCGACAAGGCTCTGCAGCTTGGTGATGCGTTTGCCAATGCGCTGGTCTCCGGGATCGACAGGACGTCAGATGCTCTTGCCGAGTTCGCGATCAGTGGTGCCAACGATCTAGACGCCTTGAAGGAGCAGCTCTCAAACATCTTGCGGAACATCGCGAAGGACATCGTCGCTGCGATCATCAAAGCGCTGATTTTGAGGGCGATCACGTCCGGGATCAGTGGCGGGGCCGCTGCCAGGACTGGGGCGTCGGCGTCGGCTGGTCGAAGGTTCTTCGTCAACGAGGGTGGCCCAGAGCTGTTCGTGCCGTCCAGGTCGCCGCTTTCGGCGTCGGTGGCGGCGTCCAGGGCTTCGAGGCGGGTCTCGAGCTCGGCGAGTCGCTTCGCTACCCGGGTTACCGGCGGTTCGGTGCTCCCTGGCAGTGGCGGGGCCTTCATCCCGGGATCGGGGCTTCCGACCCCCTTCACGCCTCCCTCGTCTGGGACTATCGTGCCGGCAGCGGAGACCGCGGCGATCCTGAACAGGAAGTCGAACGAGAAGACGACGGTGATCCAGGCTCCGGCTCCGGAGGTCTCGGTGAGCGTGACTCCCCAGATCATCGTTGGCGGAAAGGTCTTCCGCGAGGCGATCCGGAACGACGATCAGGTTCAGGCGGAGATTGCTACCGTGGTCCGGGACAATCAAGACGGCATCCAGCAGGGTGGAAGGGGATAGCACGTGGGGTTCATCGCATCTGGCGGCGGGGCAGGGATGGAGTGGAAGGTGGCGCCCAGCGCCATCAACTACATCGATATGCTCAGGAAGGTCCTCGCGTTCGCGGATGACACCAACGATAGCGTGACAACGATCGGCGCTGTGGTCTCCGGTGGAAGCAGTGGCTACGCGGTGGGCGACTTCCTCCAGATCGCAGATGGTGCCTCATCTGAGGTATTTCCGTCAGTCCTCGCGAATTGTCGGGCCACGCTCGAGGTTACTACCGTTTCAACTGGGGTGGTGACGGCTGTCCGGCTCCGACAGCAGGGGTGCTACTCGACGATCCCGACGGACAACGGCACTCCGGACGAGTTCAACACGGCAATCATCACCGGGTCCGGTGTCGGTGTGGTGACGATTGCGTCGGTCATCTTCGCTGGGAATGGCTGGGTGCCGGACCGGATCACGCAGGAGGTTGCGACGGTCGCGGTCAACGCTGGCGGTACCGGCTACTCAGTGAGCGATGTTCTCTCTGTGGTCGGTGGAGATACGCGGACGGGCTACGACGCCCCACAGGCCACAAATGCGGCGACCGTCACCGTTTCGTCCGAGTCCGGTGGCGTGATTACTGGACTTACAATCACGACGCGCGGTATCTACCATCGGAACCCTGGGCTCACGGCGATCGCGACGACTGGTGCTGGGAACAACGATGCGACGATCGATCTGACTTTCCAGGATTTCACCGACTCGACGACGGACCGCGAGCTCATCATCACGTCGTCTGGCGGCTTCCACGTCGGCATCCGTTCGTACACGAATGGTTCCACGGTCGCCAACTGGGAGATCATGGGGATGCAGCAGTACGTCGCCGGCAACGACTGGGATGCGCAGCTGGTGCAATCTGTCGGGCGCTACCCGGACAACGACTTCGGGTCCTACGTCATTCTGGAGGACGAGGCGTTCGATTACTGGATGCGGATCACCGACAGGGCGATCATCATCGAGTTCAACATCGCTCCAGGGGTCTACTCGAACATGTGGCTTGGTGCTCACGACAACTATGGCACCGCTGCTCAGTTCCCCGTGCCGCTTGCTGTCCTTGGGTGCTCATCGAGGCATGATCTCAATCAAGGGTCGACGTCTTCTCGTTGGGCTGGAATGAATCTCTGTATTGCGTCTGCGTCGGCGGACTCCGCTGGCCCGGGCCAAGTGCTCACTCCCGGTGGTGGCTGGGTGACGGCTCGCAACGGGTTCGGCAACGCCTCGAATGGAGACATCGACCGGATCACGTCCTACTCCTTTGCGAACATCATCCCTGGCGGCGATTTCGATACGATCGGATCGGCGTTCCAGACGGCGGATGAATTCATCGGCGATTCGTCGGTGAGCGCACTTCGGGAGCGTTGGGCCTTCTGGTGCTTGACGGAGGACCCGGCCGGCACCGGGGTCGGCGGGCAGGCGAACACGAACCGCTTTGTCCCGATGGGAAACGAGGGGGACCCGGAGCTCCCGGTGCTCTGGGAAATGACGATCGCGGACACCACCGGTGCGGACCCGAGATTGCTCGGAGAGCTCGGCGGTGTGCGATTCCTCGACCAGAGGATCGACGGCGGCGGCGGGTTCATCAACGCTGAGGACGAGATCGACGACGGGACCAACTACTGGTACGTCTTCAACAACTGCAATCTCGATCGCCACTGGACCTACCACGCATTGCAGGGGGCCTGATGACGGTTCTTAACGACCAGGGGATCTCTAGCACCGACGACATCATGGCGGCGATCCACACGTTCCTGACCTCGACCCTGACGAACACTTGGAACAGCGTCGACGGGATCGACTTGCCTGGCAATACGCTCGACCTGGATATAGGGGACCTGTTCGTCCAGTACCAGTGGGCCGGCGATCAGATCGACATGAGCCAGTCGACGGCCTCCTCGACCCCGGTGTCGTTTGGTGGAGAGGCTGGCGATTCGTCGTTCGACTCAAACGTCGATTTTCCACTGACTATATCGGATGCGCAGTTGTGGGTTTTCGCAAACGACGTAGCGACGGCGACGGATCGGTACGCACACTGCATAGTCGAGTTCAACCGTGACGGCCGCTACATGCACTTCGGGTTCGGCCAGATCCGTGACGCCGACAAGTGGTTCACCTGGGCTGGCGGCGCCTACAAGTACGGCGCAGAGTTCAACCTGACGAGCAACGGTGACGAGCCGTGGTCCATCAACCACCGTGGCCCGTGGCTCGACTCTGCCCACGTAGCGACCGCAGCGTCCGGGAACCTCGCAACGATGCGGGCGACGCTACTTCGGAACCAGATCACCAACTCGAAGTGGCTTGCTTTCTCGGAGGGGAACCCAGCGACGATCGACAACGTGCTCGACGGGGATGCAATCGCCGTCTCGACTGGCCGTGCGTTCGGCCGGTACGGCGGAGGTCCATCGCTGGCATCGTTCCAGAGGGGTGCCGCCAATGCGGCATCGATCAACATGATCCCGATTCTCACGACGTTTTCGGTGAGCTCGAATCTGTACATGCCGCTTGGGACCATGCCTGACGTTCGGTTCGTGAATATGGGGAACATCCAACCGCAGGAGCAGAAAGTCATCGGGTCGGATACGTGGCAATTCTTCCCATGGGGGCAGAAGCTATCATCGGTCGATCCGACGGTGCTCGGTACGCGGAACGCCGGCTGCGCTTACCTGGTGTCCTAGATGACCACCTTCTCGACTACGCTCCAGGGTGACCAGCTCTTTCCGGTGACGCCGATCGATTCGACGATCGTGGCGCCAACGATCTCGGCGAGCATCTCGATCCAGGACGAATTCCCATCGTTCGCATCCCCGCTGACGACGACGCTTCTCGGGCACCCGCGCGACGTGATCGGGGCCCGGAACCGGAAGTTCTTCGGAGGCTTCCAGAGCCTCGGGCTCGGGGACGACTTCTTCGATGACGTGTACGTGCTGCCGGTGTCGATCGACGTGGGCATCATCTTGTCGGTCGTCATCGTCGAGGTGGAGGTCTACAGCTCTTGGAGGTCCGGGGATGTCTCCTGGACGGCTTACGACGATTCCTCGGCCGGCGCCGGCGTTACGCTCTCCAATCCTCTCCCGCCGCCCCCCACGGTGGTCATTGGGCCTCTCTCGGGGATAGTCCACGACTTGACGATCGATCCGATCGGCCCGCCGTCGATCGCGGGGACCCTCGAATTCACGATGACGGACCCGCTCGGGGGGCCTGTCGCCCGGTCGATTCCTATTTCTGGGCAACGGTCGGTCGTGTTTCCGTTCCTGCCAGAGTCGCCGATCCTGGAGATCTTGGAATGGGTCACAATGATCCGGAGGGCCTCGAACGGCCAGGAGCAGCGCGCGGCGCTCCGGGAGGTCCCACGGTCCACGTACGATTTGGCCTATGTGACAGAGGGGGACGAGCGCCGGAGGCTCGACAGCGCGCTGTTTGACGGCCAGGGGCGGGTCTACGGCGTGCCCGTCTGGTTCGAGTCTGTGGATCTGGTGAATGACATTGCCATCAACGACACCGTGATCACTGTCACCAACACGGACTGCTCGACGTTTGCCGAGGAGCAGGTTGCGGTGGCCTGGGATGGCTACGACAATTTCGAGGCATTGCAGATTGCTTCCTTCACATCGACGACGGTCACGTTCTCGAGCCCGTTCACCAAGGCCTTCACGGCCGGCGCCCTGGTCATCCCTGTCAGGACGGCGGTTCTGCTCGAGGCGGTCGCCCAGGATCGCTGGCGGGTAAACCTGCAGCGTACCGCGGCGAAGTTCGTGGTGACCGACAATGGCGTGGACCTCTCGGACGTCTCGGCGTTCAGCTCCTACACCCCGGCGTCCGGCGTGGCTCGAGTACTGCTGGATGACGACAACTTTGTCGACGGGGCTACGATTCGGGAGCAGTGGCGCCGGCTGATCGTGGCGATCGACAGCCGGGTATCCTTCCCGGAAATCTTCACGAACCAGAGTGTTAGCAAGCGGGCGTCCCAGAAGGGGTTCTTCACGAGGTCGCGACAGGAGCTCTGGGACATGCGACGGCTCTTGCACGCGCTGAAGGGGAGGCGGACGGCCTTCTACCTCCCTACGTTCGCAGAGGATCTCGAGGCCATCTCGAACATCGCGTCGGCGGATCAGGCAATCACGGTTGCGGACATCGACTACACGAACCTGATCCAGCGCCGGCAGCCGAGAGATCTGCTCAGGGTCGTGGCGACGGATGGGACGAAGTCGACGCCGAAGTTGATCACCGGTTCGAGCAAACCGTCCCCTGGCGAGGAGCTCATCTCAATCTCCCCGGACACGGTTGGGATCACGGTCGCCGTCGAGAATGTCGATAGGGTCGAGTACATCGAGAAGTCGCGCATCGATACGGACAGGATCATGATTCGCCATCTGGATTCTGCTGGCAAGTCGATGAGCACATTTCCTGTAGTCTCGGTGCTGGAGGGTGACCTATGAGCTTCGAGCAGTATGAGGAGAGCGTCGATTCAGGGGCACCGCTTGAGCTCTACGAGTTCTCACTCGGGCTCACGAAGTTTCGGTACACGAATGCCGAGAAGGACTTCACCTTTCAGACGCAGGTCTACACCGCGACGCCAATCGAGCGGTCCCGGATCATCTCGACGATCGATTCGAAGGACGGGCAGGTCAATATCGAGCTGCCCGGAAACAACGTTTTCGCCAGGCTGTACATCGGGATCATCCCCGGCGAATTTCCCGAGATTACGATCCGCCAGCTCCATGTTCCGGACCCTTCGGCGGAGGCGATCTTCGTCTTTCAGGGTTCGGTCTCGACAGTTGGTTTCGTGGATGACTTGCGGAAAGCAAACCTTGCTTGCCGGCCGATCACGAGTGCAAGCAGCAAGGTCATTCCTCGCGACACGTTTCAGGGGCAATGTAACAACAATCTGTACGACGACCGCTGCACGATCTCAGAACCAGCATTCGATGAGAACGTGACTGTGGCGACTGTTGTTGACCGTGTCGTGACGATCGACTCTGGGCAGCTCTCGACGGAGGTGGCTGGCTACTGGCTCGGAGGATTCATCGAGCATCTAAATGAGTTCCGGTCGATCGTTGTCCAGTCCGGACGAATCATGACGGTCGATCTGCCGTTCCTGGACAGCCCTGCAGCTGCGACGGTGCGGATCCTCCCTGGGTGCAACCACATCATCGATGAGGACTGCGATCTCGTGTACAGCAACACGGTGAACCACACGGGGTTCCCATACGTGCCGACCAAGAACCCGTTCGAAGGGCTGGACTGATGCGAAACCCTGTCCTGGTCCTCTGCAGCTATCTGTTTGCCATCGGGTTCGGTCTCTACCGGTGGAATACCAAAGACGACGCTGGGATCGTCAATGCCGATTTCGTGACGATGTTGATCGTCGGGCTCATCATCTCTGGTGTGTCCCTGGTCCTGTCGGAGCTTCTCAGGCCAAAGCCGGATATTGAGAACGCGAAGCCTGCCGGAGAGGGAGACTTCAACTTTCCGACGGCGATTGAGGGACGTCCTGTACCTCTCATCTTTGGGCAAGTGAAGGTCTCGGGCCCGAACGTCACCTGGTGGGGTGACTTCCGCCAGATACCGATTCGCGAGAAGATCAAGGTGGGCCTGTGGTCGAAGAAGAGTATCACCACGGGGTTCCGCTACTTTGTCGGCATTGACATGGCGATCTGTAGTGGCGGTGCTGCTGCAGACGTGACGCTTCAAAACGTCTTTATTGGCGACAAGCCGATCGGCGCAGCCGACACACAGATCAACGAACCCGGGATCCTCGGGGGTAACGACTTCGGATCCGGCGGGGTCGTCAGTTCGGTTGAGTTCTTCCCCGGTTCGCAGACCCAGGTCGCGAGCACCTATCTAGACACGTTTCAGACGCCGATCTCTGGCCAGCGAGGGACTGCCCACTACGTATTCGAAGGTGGATGGATTGGAAACACGACTGCCATCAAGCCCTTCGGGTTCGAGGTCTCGAGGTTCCCGTCACGGCTGTTCACGGACGCTTCTGCCGTGGCTCAGAATGGGGACTACACCACTGGCGAGCACATCGTTGATTCAAACGACTTGAATCCGATGGAGATCATCTATGAGGCTATCCGGGACGACATCTGGGGCATGGGACGCTCCTCGACACTGGTGGACTTGGCCAACTTCTCGGAGGCCGCTGATACGCTGCACACTGAGGGGAACGGCTTCTCGATCCAGTTCGAGCGTCACCTTTCGATTCGCGAGTTGCTCACCTTGGTGCAGCGGCAGATCAACGGCGTGCTCTACTTCGATCGCCGGACTGGGCTCTACAAGATCAAGCTAGCTCGACTCGACTATACGGTGAACCACACGATTTCAGAGGTCACCGGTGGCGATACGTACACCGTCCCGGGCGGAGGTTTTTCGTTCGCTGTAGGACAGTCGATTTGGGCTGACGGCATGGACAACAGTCAGAACAACGGCCGCAAGACGGTGGCTGCAACGACGTCCACGACTGTCCGGGTGTCGGAGACTCTCATCAACGAGGTCCCGGGAGGGACGGTCTACGGCGGCCCTCGGCTCTCAGAGCTCAACGGGATCAACATCGAAAACAAGGTGGTGGTGCGGGAGTTCGCGAGGCAGACGTGGGACGGGACCACGAATCAGATCCGGATCTCGTTCGTCGATCGAGCCCGCGAATACTTCTCGACGTTCGCCAGATCTGACAACCTGGCCAATCAACGGATGCAGCAGGGCAAGGTCATCTCGTCTACGATCAATTACCCAGGTTGCAAGAGTGCTGTGCTTGCCAATGATCTGGCTGCGCGCGACCTGCGCTTCTACTCGTTTCCGCTAGCCAAGGCGACAATCATCGTCACCCGCGAGTTCTGGGATGCACAGCCGGCTCAGGTCATCCGATGGACAGACGAATCCCTTGGCATCATCGATCTCCCGATACGCCTGACTCGGGTCGATTTCGGGGAGATCGGCGGGAATATGACACTCGGCGTCTCTCAGGACATCTTCTCGCTCGAGGTTGGCTTCTTTGGCGTGCCGCCGGCCCCGCTTTGGACGCTCCCGTCTCAAGGTGTGGAAGCGATCCCGACGAACCAGCAGCTCGTGTTCGAGGCTCCGAAGGCGATCATCGATCGCGACGTGGACCCGCTTCTGATAGGGGTCGCGGACCGGATCTTCTATGGTGCCCGGGCTCAGGCTGGCGAGACGGCCCTGAAATTCTTCCAGCGGAACAACACTGTGAGCCCACCTGGTGGGACCTACGTCCAGGACGGGTTCTCGCCTGGGCTGTTCCTCATCGGCTCCCTGAACGTCAGCCTGGCGGCTGGAGACGCCAACCCGACGACCACCATCCAGTTCTCCGGGTCCCCCGATTCGAAGTCGCTGATCGCGCTCCTGTTCGACCAGGACGGGGCGTCGGCTGCCGAGATCGGACGCGAGCTCGCGAACATGATCATGATCGGCGACGAGTTCATTGGGGTTACGGACTATGTCGACGACGGAGGGTCGCTGTTCAGCTTCACGACGGCCTACCGAGGCATGCTCGATTCGGTGCCTGCTGACCATGCCTCGAGCGTGCTGGTGTACCTGCTGTACGTCTCCGGTGGCCTGAGTGACACCCCAATAGCGGCTGGGCGCTTCGTCGAGGCTCAGATTCGCACGGTATCGCGGGACGCCGAGCTGCTCGAGGCGGCGGCGGTCACCTTCTCGCTCCAGATGGATAACCGCTACTTGCGCCCCTACCCGCCGTTCCAGCTCCTCGTGGACGCGGTTCGGTTCGAGTCTGCTCCAGATCTGGATGCGACGATCACGAACCCGGGCGGGGACACCACCGGAATTGACGTCGAGTGGGACCGTCGCGACTGGGAGACCGAGGACGAGGTCATCTCATTATCGGACGACGCGGCGAACCTGGATGCCGGTTTCCAGGCGAAGCACGACCACGAAAGCCAACTCTCGGCTGTCGTGGTCGATGGTGATGGACTGGCCTTGGTCGCCGGGCAGGGTGGATGGATCAACGGGCGCGCGGGAGTGCTCGTGCGGGCTGACGTGCTGTCCATACTCAATGGCGAGATCCCTGGCTCTGACGGGCTCTCGGTTTCTGTCCTGGTGCGTCACACAGTCGATTCGGTGGTATACGAGGCTAGGGTGCCAATGGCTTACCTGAGCTCTCCCACCAGCGCCGTTCTCGTGGGCCTGACGAATCTTGGGACGGTTTTCGCCAACGGGCCGGTCTCGCGGACCTACATCGTCGCCGGAGCAGTGACGCACGATCTCACGATGGGGACGTCAATCACGGGTGTCCAGTACCGCATCAATAACGGGGCGTGGACAGCTCTGGCATCTCTGTCCGGCGAGTCATTTTCGATAAATGACGAGCTCGAATTCCGGCACGGGGACACGAGCGAGGCCCCGCTCAACACGATCGGGATCCTGGATCAGGATGGGGCTGACGTCGCCTACGTTGTGTTCAACACGGACACCGACCTCGCGAGCCTGGTCGGCTACTGGAACATGAACGAGCCGTCTACTGGGGTCTCTCCGGTGGCCAGGGCTGCTCGCTTTGGGAGCGCCACGGACTTCACGGACAATAACGATTGTGTGTCAACGACTGGGCAGTTCTCCAATGCCGTCAAGACGACCGATGGTGTGAGCGACGTGACGATTGAGCACTTGACCATCTCGAATGCTCTTGCACTGCGGAAGAACCTGTTACCGGTCGGTGCCGAGGAATGGACTATCTGTCTCTGGATCAAGCTCCCGGCCGGCGGCGCTGTCGCGAAAGCCAATCAGATATTCTGGTCGGCCACTGATTTCGACTCTGGGTCGCCGTACACCAATCGCTCGGTCTACCTGTTTTACAACGACCCGCCGGCTGGAGGCTTCAATTTCGTATTCATCGAGAACGACGGAACGATCCATTCGGCGTTGGTCACGTTCGGCGGGGCCGACAACGTCGACGACGAGGACAAGTGGATCCATGCGTCGATGGTCATCACGACTGCTGCAGGCGGGACTCTGACGGTCTACATCAAGGATGGAGCGACGACTCCGACCCCGGGGTACACGAATCGGACTGGCTGCGGGACGGTCCAGACGACCGACCACCCCCTTGTCATCGGGGCCGCCTACCACAGTGGGTCCCCGGAGCAGGCGTTGACACCCGAGGAGGTCGAGATAGACGACTTCCGGATCTACAAGCGTGCGCTCTCGGAAGCTCAGATCGATGCTCTTGTTGATGCAACACAACCGCTTACGTAGGCGGTATTTCCCATGAATCGCTCCGGGCCCGAATGGCCCGGAGCGCCGAACCCATCGTACGCTTGGATGGTTGCAATGGTGCGACCTCTAACGATGGGAGTCGTTATGCAAGACCTTCTTCCTCTGGCACGCCTCGTTAGCTCCGAGGCACTCTTCCACACCGGTGATCTCTTGGTCCTGTCGGGCTACGACAAGTTCCGGAGTGTCGTGCACTTGGGGCTGGACTGGTCGCAGGCCGATTCTGTCTTGCTGTTCAGGGATCTCGATACGGCCAAGAACGTGCTGATGGCCCTGATCCAGATCCGCCCCGAGATCGCCAAGTCGTACGAGAGCGGACAGATTAGGTACATCCGAGCTCGTGATGGGCGGTTTGCGATCGCTCTCAATTCCTGACCCCCGCTTGGGGATCTAGTTGCACGCGTGCGACCATATGGCTACCGTGCCCCCGTGCCGCGCGTCTCGCCTTCGACTTTGACCATGACTGCATTCAAGCCCACCCGAACCAACGTGACGGCACCTCCGGCCCCGGGTTGCTTGTCGGCACCCGGGGCTTTTTTCCCAAGCCGATGAAAGGGGGTCCCGTGGGGCTCGAGAAGCTGTCTCTGGACGCGATCTGCAGGATCGACGCCGGAAGGGTAGCCGTCGCGTTCGAGCAGGCGCTCCGCCGGGCGGAGGAGGACTGCCGGGACCGCCCCGGCGTGAGCGCTGCTCGCAAGGTCTCGATGACGGTAGTCATCGAGCCGAAGGCCACGGAGGAGGGCGACCTGAGCTCCGTGGACGTGAACTGCGAGATCAAGGAGTCCATCCCGACTCGCAAGAGTCAGACTTACAACATGGCGGCGACCCCTGGTGGGCTGTTTTTCAATGAGCTGTCTCCGGAGGATATCAACCAGCGGACGCTGGATCTCACAGAGCCGCGCGATGTCTCCGAGCCGGACAGCACCAGCGATGTGGAGGTGACCAATGCTGGCTGAGTTCCTGGTCAAGCTGCGAGAATTCGCTGCGGTCGCAAACGTTCCGAAGATCGTGACGTGCGATTCGATGCCAGAGAAGGTGTTCGTAGCGCACAACGGAAGGTTCGAAGAACACGCGCGATCTAGGAAACCGATCAACGGATCTCTGGTCAGTTTCGAGAGCTTTGTCGAGTACGCTACATCCGTCTTTGATAGCTGTGAGCTGTACGTGGATTGCTCCGGCGTTTATCTGGTGCTCGATATCGAGGACCGCTGGGAGCTCATGTCGATGGATTTCCAGTACTCGAGTCGATTCGTCAAGCTCATGCAACTCGGCGATCGCGGGTATTCTCCGGCCCAGGCGATCCGCTGCCTGCAGTTCAATCTCGAGCTCCAGAATCAAGGCGTCATCAACTCGCTCCGGAAGATCAACTTCCAGCGTCGATCGGACGGCGCGAGCACGGTCCAGCATGGCAAGGAATCGCTGGGCAAATCGGTCGAGGCGAAGGTCCAGCAAGCGGAGGATGTCCCGGAGTCCTTCGTCGTGAACACACCAGTGTTCATCAACCCGGGGTTCCGCTTCGAGGCCACGGTCGATGTTGGCCTGTTCCTGGACCTCGACGAGGAGTGCATCCGATTCGTGCCATCGGCGGACGGCATCGAGATGGCGCGGTTCTCGGCGGTCAACCAGACGATTGCGCATCTGCGGACGGCTCTTGGCGACGGTCCGAAGGTCTACCACGGGAGCCCGGGCGAATGAGGGCGCACTCACTCGCCCTCCTGGTGCTGCTTGTGGGGTGCCTCGCGGGCCCCGTGGCTCGCGAGGAAGCGCTGCTCCCAGCACTACGGGCAGCGGTGGCCGGAGTCAGTGTGGACGTATCCCAGGGCATCTCCGCGCTCCCCCTTGGGGCCCAGCCGGCGGCGTCGGATATCGCCGGGGTCTTCTTCGTCGCATTCAACTCGGATCCGATGCCGGCTGATACGTACCTGCTCTGGCCGCCGGTGTTCCAGCTCTGCGAGTCTGGGATTGTCGCCCGCGTCGCGGCCGCCGAGATCACCCCGGGCGTCGCAGAGTCGCTCCGGGAGCGCTCACGTCTCTTTGGTGAGGGGCTCCGGAAGTACCTACTCGGGAGGGACGCTCGATGAACCGCCAGGAAGCCGCGGCTGTGCTTGGCACGGGGATCGTGGATCAACTCGTCCTGGAGTCTGGCGATCTGGGCATCTTCCTAATCGCCGACCTGCAGGCTGTCGCGGACTACACAGCCGAGCGTATTGACCATCTGGCCACCCTGGTAGGCGAACCGGGGTACGACCTCGCACTGTTGGCGGAGCGGGACAACATCGCGATCAAGGCCGGGATCGTTTCGGTAGAGAATGCCGATGACCTCGATCGGCGGATCTTGGCAGTTCTTCGTGGTGGTCTGTCGATCGCGGCCATGGGGATTCGGATGGTCGCGGGACTCCCACCGGTACTCTGACTGGAAAGGATGGATGGATGAACGATCAACCTCTAGACGTCGAGAACATGCTCGACAAGGACGGGAATCCGGCCAGTGGTCTGGCACAGGCGACCGGGCTCACGATTGTCTGGCAGAATGGTCCGCTGGGACGTGGCGAAGACCAGAAGAAGCCGAACGGCTGCTTCATCGAGACCGTGATTCGGGCTGCGAAGCAGAGGCTCGAGTTCTTCCAGACGGCGTGCAATGGCAAGTTTGCGTGTGGCGAAAACGGAAGAGCCATTTCCCATCTGTTCAGCGCTCTGGAAGACTTGAATCGTCGTACCTGCATCCGCGATGCGCGGGGCGTCGAGGGAACGTACGAGGCATAATCAGTTGCACGGGTAGGAGCACGGGGTAGACTCCCGAGCATGAAGAAGAACCCCACCATCTACCGCCTGAACGAGTTCTGGATTCGAGACATCGTCCTCGAGCGGATCGAGGAGCTCGGAGTCTCCAAGTACGACCTGGCAAACCACGGAGGCATTTCCGCTGCCCCGTCAACGGTCTATCGATTCCTCCGTGGTGAGCAAAACACGTTCTCCGGCCATGTGGAGGAAATCCTCCACGCGTGCGGGCTTGCGATCGTCTCTGTGGACGACGTCCCCGCGTGGGCCGCGGCAAGGGCTGGATAGCTCACCGTGGATGCCTCTTCCCAAGTACTCCTAGCTGCCTTCCTCGGGTCCGCCTTGGGCTTGCCGGCCGGCTTCCTGGCCATCCAGGTGATCCAGTACCTCGTATCGCTCCGTGATCGGCGAAATGAGCCGCAGAGCGACATGCTCGAGTGGGCGATCGCCCAGCGGGGGGCGCATGTCATTGCGGAGACCCAGGTTGCCGGGAACTGGGTCAAGACGATCGACATCTCAGAGCTCGAGAAGGTCGACAATGACGGGAACTGGATCCCGATGCCCACCGAGATGATTGCCCCCTATGTGACCCAAGTCGTGGGTTCCGTTGGCACTCCACCGCCGGTCCCGAGTAGCTCCCCCGAAGAGGCTGACGAGAATCACCAACTGGCGGTCTTCTGGGTTCGGAAGAAGTTGGGACTCAAGCGTCGAGCCTAGTTGCATTCCTCGGAGTAATCTGCTCGAATGCTGGCAGCTCGGTCAATGACCACTGCAAATCATGCAACCACAACCAGGGAAGAGGCCCCATGACGGAGGTCGCCACGCCGGAACGCCGGCTTTTCGAGCTGTCGTGTCAACTGGAGACGGCGCAGAAGGCTGAGGAGTTTGCAAAGGAACAACGCATCCGAGTCGAGGAAGAGATTGTGAAGGCTACCGGCTTCTCGAAGCCGGCCGGCTCGCAGTCATTCGCGACCGACGGCGCCTTTGGCTCCGCGAAGCTGACGCTCAAACAGAACGTGTACGTGTCGGTGATCGAGGATCGTATCCCCGCTGTCAAGAAATCGCTCGGCTCTAATCTGTTCTGGAGGTGTTTCAGCACGAAACATGCTCCGGTTGCAAAGGCGATCGCGGCGCTCGAGAAGAGCAATCGTGACCTGTACCTCGAAGCAGCGGTCGTGATCCAGCGAAAACCTGGCAAGGTCTCGGTGGAGCTGAAGACGCTGGTGGTGATCTGATGGGACAAATCCTAGAAGACATCCGCGGCTTCCTCGAAGTCGCCCGGCTCCTCGATGACAGCGAGGCACTAGCCCGAGCCAAGGAACTGCTTCGTGCGGTCCTCAACGAAATGGAAGGACGGTAATGGCGGTATCACTCGAGTCGATCGCGAAGGGGCAGCGCCTCCTGCCGCCGAAGGTCGTTCTGTACGGGGTGGGAGGGATCGGGAAGACAAGCTTCGCGGCGTCCGCGCCAAGGCCCATTTTCATCATGACCGAAGAGGGTCAGGGTTCGCTCGACTTCGAACGATTCGAGCTTCGCCCCGAAGAACCCGTTGTGAAGACCTGGCAGGAGATCATTGACTGTGTCACCGTGCTGGCATCTGAGGACCACGACTACCAGACGGTGGTCATCGACACGCTCGACTTCGCGGAGCCCTTGCTCCACACCCACACGGCGGAGAAGTACGGCAAGGCTGACATCGAGGCCTTCGGCTATGGCAAGGGCTACGGGTATGCGCTCGACGAGTTCCGGGTCCTGCTGACCGGCCTCGACTGGCTACGCAACAAGAAGGGGATGATCATCCTTCTTCTGGCCCACTGCGAATCGAAGAAGTTCGAGAACCCGGACTCGGACAGCTACGACCGGTGGAAGCTGCGTCTCCGTGACAATCTCGCGGCACTGGTCCACGACTGGTCCGATGCGCTGCTGTTCTGCAACTACCGTGCATACATCGTGAAGGAGGACGCGGGCTTCAACAAGGAACGCTCGCGCGGCGTAGGGCAAGGGGAACGTGTCGTGTTCACTGAGGCGCGTCCTGCCTGGCAAGCGAAAAACAGGTACTCACTGCCGTCCGAGCTCGTGCTTCCCAAGGAGCAGCCCTGGATGGTGTTTCAAAACGCGATCGCGGCGGCTCATTCGGCGAGCCTCCCGAATCAGGAAGGCTAGACCGACATGGCGCATCTAGGTGCAGAGTTCGACCCGAACAAAGTGGATCCGGCACGACCGATAGAGCCTCTCCCCACTGGGTGGTATGCAATGGTCGCGACCGAGAGCGAGATCAAGGATGCAAAAGCTGGTGGCAAAAACAAGTACCTCGAGATCGTGTTCGCGATCGACGAGTCTCGCCACCCGCAGCACAAAGGACGGAAGGTGTGGGCTAGGCTGAACCTCTGGAATGACAGCGCGAAGGCTGAAGAGATCGCGAGTAGCGAGCTCTCGGCGATCTGCCATGCGGTGGGGTCCCCCCCTATCACCGATTCGCAGGAGCTCCACTTCAAGCCGCTGGCTGTCCGGGTCGTCTACAAGCCAGCGACCGAGAAATTCGGCGAGGGGAACGATATCAAGGGCTACGACGCCATCGCCAAGCGGTTCGGCGCAACCGGTAGCGGTACCCCGACGCCGGGGCCGAGCGGTGCTTCGGCTAGCAGCGGTGCTGCACCGGCCGAGTCCGCGACGCCCCCCTGGGGCAAGTAGAGCTGTGGCGAAGCTGCCAGAGATAGGCGACAAGCTCGGGAACCTGATCTATCGCCACTACGAGAAGGTTGCCGAGGACTGGAGGCGTCCCCATCTCGGCGCCTCAATCATCGGGTCCGCTTGCAACCGCCATCTCTGGTACGGGTTCCGGTGGGCTGTGGCCAGGAAGTTCGGTGGACGCCTGCTCCGACTGTTCAAGCGTGGCGACATTGAGGAGGACTGGGTTGTCGACGACCTGAAGGCGATCGGCATCGAGCTCGAGGCCATCGATCCAGAGTCGAAGGAGCAGTGGCGGTTCAGCTGGTTCGGCGGCCACTTTGGTGGCTCCTGCGATGGGGTGGGCAAGGGATTCCCAGACGCGCCGAAGTCCTGGCACGTCTTCGAGTGCAAGACATCGAACACCAAATGGTTCAAGGCGATGTTGAAGGGTGGTGTCCAAAAGGCGAATCCCAAGCACTACGCTCAGATGCAAACGTACATGCATGGCTTTCGCGAGCGTGGCTGGGACGTCTCGCGGGCCTATTACGTCATGGTCTGCAAGGAGACGGACCAGATCTATTCGGAGCGAGTTCGCTACGACAAGGTGGAGGCGGACGCGATCATGCACCGCGCGGAGCTGATCGTCGGCTCCCCGGAGCCGCTGTCACGCATCCAAGAAGATCCGACCCGGATCGAGTGCAAATTCTGCGACCACCGCGGCGTGTGCCACTTCGAGCGGGTCGAGGAGCTCGAGCGCAACTGTCGGACTTGCACGTCGGTGACCCCGCTCGAGGACGGGACGTGGTTCTGCGAGCACTGGCAGCGCCGCCTGGACGTTGCCGAGCAGCGCAAAGGCTGTTCCAAGCACCTGTTCATCCCGAGCCTGCTGCCGTGGGATCCGGTGGACGCCGATCTTGCTGGCCGGGCTGTCTACTACCGCGACCGGAATGGAGTCCAGTTCATCGACTCGGCCGGCAAACTCCTGGTTCACGAGGAGGATGAAGAAAATGAGTAAGGACGAAGCCCTGGAACTGTCGGAAGACCAGATCCAAGTTCGCGATGGCATAGTGGCTTGGTGCCTCGCCATCCCTGGTGGTGCACCGATGAGCCAGACGATGTCTGGGCTGGCTGGGACGGGCAAGACCACGCTCATTTCTGCCCTGATAGAGCATGACACGTTCGAGAATTGGTCTGTCCTCGCACCGACCGGGAAGGCTGTCTCAGTACTGAGGCGCAAAGGGCTCCCCGCGTCGACGATCCATTCCTTCGCGTACAACTACAAGGGGATGGATGAGCATGGGAACCCAGAGTTCGATGCAAAGGAGGGCCTGCATAGGTACCCGTCGGGCCTGATCATCGATGAGGCATCTATGATCAACCACGTCGTTCACGACGACGTGGTTGAGCTCGGACTGCCGGTGCTGTTCGTCGGCGACCACGGCCAGCTGCCTCCGGTCGGCACCGATCCGGAGATCATGAAGAACCCGGATTTCGTGCTCGAGAAGATCCATCGTCAAGCGGCCGGGAATCCAATCATCGATTGCGCATATCGTGTGCGCAACGGTGAGCTTCCGGCTGAGGATTGGACGTCCGACCGGGTATGGGTGGTTCGGGGCACTGTGGGGCGAGTCGTCGACAATGCTCGCGCTGCTGATTCGGACGTCATCCTTGTCGCTACCAACCATGCTCGTCACCGGATCAACGCGGAGTGGCGGTCCCGGATTCTGGGATTTACTGGTGATCTCAAGGACCGCGATCGGGTCGTGTGCCTGAAAAACAACCGCCGGAAAGGGGTCATCAATGGAGAGATTTTCCGCGTACTCGTCTGCACTCCAATCGACCTTGGGTTCAAGTGTCTGCTCAAAGACGACTGGTCCGGGCGCCTGCTGGACATAAGGGTCCACAAGGGCGGCTTCGGGAAGCAGCCGGATCGCGAGGCTCATGTCGAGGCGGACGCGAACAACATGCATCTGTTCGACTTCGCTTATGCGCTGACTTGCCACAAGGCTCAGGGGAGTGAGTGGTCAAACGTGTTTGTTTTCGATGATGCCAAGTACGACGTTCTTAGGTGGCGCTACACTGCTTGCACGCGTGCGAGCGAGCGCCTGACAATCCAGAGAGGATGAGGTGATGATTGAGGTCAAGATCTCGAGCTCCGCGAAGAGCCCCAAGAAGGATGAGATGTTCGGAGGGGATCGGGTGGTGGTACGCTATCTTCCTCCGGGTGAGCGCGTCTGGCAGAGTCGCGGGGTCGGCGACGACTACGGCTCTACCAAGACCATGCTCCAACGGATGGTGGCTCAGGTTCTACGTCGGGCGTTCCCCGAGGTGGAGGAGCATGAGTTCTCTGGTGTGACGGTCGATTCTCCGTCACTCGCGGAGTATCTGGCCGACGACAAGGAAGCGCAAGAGGTCGTGATTTCGATTGTTCGCGACTACTACGAGTCGAGGACAACGGGGGCAGCCGAAGGAAAGGACTTGCCCGTTGGGCCTAGTACCTCGTGATTATCAGGAAGCGTGCATCAAGGCGCACTTCAACTATTTTCAGCTCCGGATTGGCAATCCGCTATTCGTGGTGCCGACCGGAGGTGGGAAGTCGCTGATCATCGCGGAATTCGTCCGCCGAACGATCGAGCAGTGGCCCTGTCAGCGGGTGGTCATCCTGACTCACGTCAAGGAGCTGATCGAACAGAACTACAACGAGTTCGTCGGCCAGTGGGGCTTGCTCGCGCCGATTGGGATTTACTCCGCCGGGATCGGGCGCCGCGACACTGATTCGTCGGTGATCTTCGCTGGGATCCAGTCGGTCTGGCCAAGGCTCGAAAAGGATGACAAGGAAGCGGACACACGGACCGCGGAGGCGCTCGGGGACTTCGACCTGGTCCTGATCGATGAGTGCCACATGCTCCCGAAGTCTGGCGAGGGTAGGTACCGGAGCTATCTCGCCTGGCTGAAGGAGCGGAACCCGAAGCTGAAGATCCTCGGGTACACGGCGACGCCGTTTCGACTCGAGGGTGGTCTTCTACACAAGGGTGAAGGGCGTATCTTCACGGACATCGCCTACGACGTGTCCCTCAAGAAACTGATCGACGACAACTACCTTGCCTCGCTGATCGCCAAACTGCCCAAGGAGACGATCGACACGTCCGGGGTCGGATCCTCCCGTGGCGACTACAAGCCAGGTGAGCTCGAGGCCGCGGCGATCGCCGGCGACAACGTCCGGTGTGCGGTGAACGAGATGATCCGGATGGCGACCCAGGAAGAGCGGAAACATTGGCTCGTGTTCGCGTGTGGGATCGCTCACGCCAACAAGATCCTCGAGCAGGTTCGGGCGGCCGGTATCAGCGCAGAGATGGTTATCGGTTCCACACCGAAGGAAGATCGGCGCAGGATCATCCGTGACGCGAAAGCGGGCGACCTTACCTGTTTGGTAAACGTCGGCGTGCTGACCACCGGGTTCAACTGGCAGCGCTGCGACCTGCTCGCTGTGATGCGCCCGACGCAGTCGACCTCGCTCTACGTGCAGATCATGGGCCGCGGAATGCGGACGTTCCCGGGCAAGGAAAACTGCTTGGTTCTCGACTACGGAGAGAACGTTTTCCGGCACGGCCCGATCAATGACATCAAGATCACGGACAGCGGGGCGAAGGGCGATGGCGAGGCCCCGGTAAAGGCATGCCCCGACTGCTCGCTCATCGTTTCGCTCGGGGCCGTGAAATGCCCTGGCTGTGGCCACGTTTTCCATCGGGAGTCCCCTGAGTCGAAGAACACCAACTACGCCGACGGGCTTGCTCCAGTAGATTTCACGGTGCATGATAATCCGAAGTACACGGTCGATTGCTCAACCGTTTCCTTCTCGAGGCATTCAAAGAAAGGGAAAATAGACTCGATGCGTGTGTCATACCGGTGCGGCATGCAGCAAGTCAATGACTGGGTTTGTTTTGAGCACACGGGGTTCGCTCTCAGGAAGGCTCACGACTGGTGGAAACTCCGTGGTGGCTTGCCAGTCCCGGACAGCGTGTCCGAAGCGCTGGACCGAATCTCAGAGCTCTTGGTACCAACGCAGATCATCATTCAGAAGGACGGGAAGTATGACCGAGTCGTCGACGCCATCTTCAAGAGAGAACGGGTTGAATCCGATGCAAATCAACCTGAGAACGAAGAGCAAGCGCGAACTACGGGATCTGATCGTAGCCATCACCAAGCAGCATCAGGGCATGATGAAGGAACTGAACCAAACGTCGGCCGTCCTTGGTAGGGTCAACGCGCTCAACTGCAAGCTCCGATCAGAGATGCAGTCTCAGCAGCTGATCCTGTCGGCCGTGGTCTTGAAGCTCGGCAACGAGACGGTCGTCTCGGTTGCGGAGATGAAGGAGCTTCTGGGGTCGAGGCTCTCTGCTCGCGGAATCAAGGACGATGGCTCGCTCCGGGTGAAGCTGTCTTGGCCGGACCCACCGATCTGCCATAGCTGCGGCGCTATGGCGACCTGTGTCGGGGCTCCGCTGGAGAAGGGGATGCGCGAGGACGCTCGCTGTGCTGCCTGCTGCCAGCACGATGGGGACCACCTTCCCGTTGTTGCCCAGGAAGGCCCGGAGTCGCCCGATCCTCTAAGCGCGGCCGCCAAAGAGGCGCGCGACGCTGTCGTACAGGGGCTTCTCAATACCGGGAAGGTTGTGACCGCCACCGAGGACTCCGAAGCGGAGGACGACCCGGAAGAGGTCAGCGGAGGCCTGTGCTGCCACGACTGCGGGGATCCGATGCCGATTCCGGAGAATTTGTGTCCGCCCGAGCCACCCGAGCCGGCAGAAGAGGAATGACGACGCTCGAGGGGTTCCTGGGGCAGGCGCCGGGCGAGCCCCCCAGGATGACCCCCGGGCAGCGCGATCTCGTGCTACGGGGCGCCCGGGCGGCCCTGGAGGCCGCCTACCCGAAGGCCGCCGCTACCGGGATCCTGCTGGCGCTCCAAGGGGCGATGGACGCCTCGGAGGCGTCGCGAGCCTGCCAATGCTGTGACTACTTTGCTTCTGGGTTCTGTGTCTCCTGGGATGACGATGTTCCAAAGCATGTAAGACCTGATGGTTGTGACCGCTGGAAGGACGATGGCGCCCCTTTCTAGTGGTCGCAACCGTCGGAGTATCGTACTCTTGAGTGTGTCGAGCAGCAGGAGGAGGAAGCTATGAAGGAGACCGCCATGACCCTACGCGATATCAACGGCCCTATCCGACGTCGAATCATCTCGCGTCGAACTGAACTGCAGCGCCAAGATTCGTCGCTGACCATGCTCGCGGCGCAGAACAAGGCCATTGCCTGGCTGCGAGCTGATGGGTGGGTTGTCCCTCCGGTGGAAGGAGAAGAGGAATGAGCGACCGAAACAAAGCGCACCAGTACATCAAGAATGCGATTGCTACCCACAAAGAGAACATGAGGATATTTCGCAATCGTGCCAAAGCTGAGTCACTACTAGTTCTCCACGACCAGAATGAACTAAGAGAGGCTGCGGTCAGCCAGCTTTTACTCGATAGACTGGCCCACCTCGAGCAGGTTCTCTTCGAGGGGATGGTAGAGAGAAAACTCAACGACTACGCCACAGAAAGGCTTGGCGATGCGCTAGCTCGCTGCCGTCACGCGTGTGCGCAGATCGACCCGCGTCCCGAGGTTGAGGCAATAGCAGACGCCTGGCTGGTCAACATCCTGACATCTTTCATCAAGATCCTCGATTACGATGGTCCATGAGCCTGTCGGCCCGCCGGGTCGTGATGATGGGACGGGCCGTCGCCGGCTTCGTGGGCAAGCTCAGATCGATCACCTGAAGGTACTTGCGGCGATCGTCCGGAAATACGGTGGCGAGGGCGCCATGATCGAGCTCACGCTGGCAGACCTCCGCGCTGTCCGTGGGGGGCTCTCTCGCGAGATCGACGAGATGACCGGTACGATGCGTTGGAAGTTCAACTACGACTAGAGGAGGAAGCCGGCGTGGCAATCCGTTGCTGGAGAGCCTCGATGCCCCGGGGCGGCAGTGGTAGGGGCCGGGCATTCGCCGTGCTGTTGCCGGTCTTTCAAGATAATGCCGGTGCAATTCCGGCTCGTTGGTCGAGGGCTAGTGCGAAGGGAGCGGGGTTCGATTCCACGTGATTGAGGCGCCCGGTAATAGCCGAAGCGCTAACTCTGGTGAGCATTGACCCGGGCGGCCCGCCCGTAAAACGCGCCGGTTGACCCCGGCCGAGGGGCAACTCAACTTCCTTCTGCCGGCCGGGGAGGCACTACCTGGCCGGCTTTTTTCTGCCCTGACTGGTCGCACCCGTCGGAGCATGGTAGTCTCTGGTGGGTCGCGGAGGTGTGCGGCCTGGGAAGGGAACCAATCATGGCTATCGACCGCTGGAGAGCTGCCAACGCGCTCCGCATTGCCATCACTGTCGCAGTCGCCAACCTTGACACCAACTATACTGCTAACGACTACGTCACCACTGGTGTCCGGTTGTCCATTCTTGGGAACCTCCTGGACATGATCGACAAGGGTGCGGATGGACGGGATGTCTGGACGCACACGCTCTCCGCCAAGACCGAGATTCCGGAAGAGGTGCTCGGGTGGGCTGCCGAGGACTTCGCACGGATGTGCGCTGACCATCCACGTGTGCTGTTCTCTGCGAAGAAGTGGCTCTCTGTCGGGCACCTGCTCGGTTACGCGAGCGCCAAATGAGCCCCTACGTCTGTTTTATTTGCAGTGCCCCACTTGTCAGTGGAGGGATCTGTGCCGACTGCGAGCGGGCCGTGCTCGAGGATATGTCGTTTGCCGATGAGTTGCTTGGTGATCGTGACGAAGAGGAGGAAGAATGAGAACCTCGCTGGCTCCCTTCGCAAACCGAAAAGGCCTGGACCTCAGAGATGACGAAGATTTAGGGACGGCGCTACTTCGCGCTGTCGAGCTTGGACGCCTAGACGAATCGCGTGGTAAGAGAGCGACTCGTACTGGCGCGCAGATCTGTCGATCGGTGAAGGGTGGTCGGTGGTTCGCAGTCCACATTCAGGCGCTGAGAGCGGCGTACCGTGCAGCCCGAGAGAATGTGATGGCGAGGAAGAGATGACCGAGACTCAGTATGACGGCCAGTCGGTCGAGGAGCTCATCGCGGCTGGCTACTTCGTGATCTCGCGGAAGCATCGCATCATTGCGAGGGTCGACTTGGACCCGGAAGCGCTCGAGCGGTGGGCACGGAGGGATCTCAGCGGTTCGATGCCGGCCGCTCCCGGCGTCTCTGCGGGCCAGCGCGACTTCTACCGCCGGGTCCATTCGAATGACCGCATGAGAGTCCCCCAAGACGTTCTGACGAAGATCCCCAGCTCCATCTTGGATCAAGGCGACACGCGCTTGACCCCGAAGCCGGTCGTCCTCGAGTCCCCGTTCGCTGTTGGGGACGGCTACACGAACGCTCAGGCAGTGACCTATCTCGATGAGTGTCTACTCGATTCCCTCTCGCGCGGGGAGTCGCCCTATGCCTCTCATGCAATTCTGCCGCTGGTCCTGGACGAGAACGATCCCGTGCAGCGACAACGGGGTATCGACGCCGGCTACTCATGGCAGGACGTCGCCGAGGGCATTGTGTTCTACATCGATCTTGGCTGGTCGGGAGGGATGGCGTCCGCGCTCAGCCGGGTTCGCGATCGCGGACTCAACTACACGGTACGGAGGATTCGATGACCGAGCTGAATGACGTGTTGGCGGAGAAAGTCAACCGCTGGGGTAGGGAAGTCGCCATGTTCGTCACGGAGCCACCGGACTACCTGACTGAGATACTCGCCCTGCTTCGCCTCGCGGAGGTGCGGGGGCGACAGGTGGAAGCGCTGTGTAAAGAGGTCTGCTCGTTCTACCGTGACGATGGACGGATGGTTTTCCACCAGCGGGAGGCGTTTGCTAGAGAGGGCACCCTCGATGCCGAAGCGCTGGCTTCGTTGATTCGATGACAGAGCTGAGTAATACGTTGGTGGAGATCGAGAAAATCGGAGTGGACTATTATGGTATGACTATCTCCGCCCTGCTCCGTGCCCTGGAAGCAGCCTTGGAAGGGTGGGTCGCCGCTGTCGATGAGGAGTTCGGGTCGTCCACCACTGCTAGAGATCTGCTCAAATCGGAAATCCATGACATAGTGCTAGAGGCCATGAGAGACAAGTAAAAGGAGACGTCGTGACTTACCGAACCAAGCTCGTAGAAGTCGAGGCCTTCCAGATGACGCCCGAGCGGATGTCATCGAATGTCGACTGGCCAGACTGGCTTCACGCTGCGTGGGGCAAACCCCCCGGAGAAATCGGGTGCATCTGCTGGGAAGGCGACGTGATGCTTCTCCAGGAGGGAGAGTCGCATCGCGAGATCGAACCGGGAGACTTCATCGTCTGCACCGCCAATGGATTGTGCATCCTGTCGGCCCACAGGTTCCATGCTACCTACGAAGAGGTCGTGGTGGCTGGCCTGGAAGAAACCCTGGGCTTGTTCCAAGCACTCGATCTTGGACAAGGGGAGATAGCGGACGCCAAGGAGTTCCTGGACCGAGGAGTGATGGCGGAAAGCGTCGACATGAACACAGCCAGGGAGACCGTTCTGGGACTGCTTCGACTTATGCTTCCGGACGAGCGACAGGCAGTCCTCGATTTCAGAAACAAGATGGAGCTCATCGGCGCGTCGGTGACCATCATCCTGGACGACGAGACGTTCACCACCAAGCTGGCGAGAGGTTGACATGAGGCGAATTGTCGCCGAGATTTCGAAGGCGTGGCCTGCAAACGAACGTGCCGGCACGCACCTGGCAGCGGCGTTCGAGTCTGTGATCGATGTCAACGAGGACCGAGGGTATATGCTCGAGAGCTGGAAAATGATGTCGGTGAGCGTGCCGGGGGTTGCAGTGCCTGGTATCGTCGAGACGATCATAGCTGTGTTCGTGAAGAAGGCGACAGTCGACTGAGTCGCCCAAGAAAGGAGAGCACTCACGATGAGCTCAGTTAGCCCGCTAGACGAGATCGAGGCACGAGCGGAGAAGGCGACACCGGGACCGTGGGTAGACGGCCATGGTGTTTCGGGGGGATTCGTTGCCTATCACGGTGGTGACGAGCCGGAGGCCGTGTGCATCAACGTGGGGTGTGATGATGGAGACTTCATCGCTCACGCCCGCACCGACATCCCTGCCCTCCTTGCCACCCTGGAGCTGGCCCGGGAGCAGCGGAATGAGTGGATAGCGTGCTACTACCAGGGTGACGAAGGCATGGCTTCGCATTTAGAGCAGAACGATGCTGCCTTGATGGCGAAGCTACGGGGCGACGCCGATGTGTAAGAAGCAATTCACCGACACGGAACTGCTCGACTACCTCGAAGCCCTGCACGGGAAACTTGGAGTGGGGATGACCTGCGTCGTTCGGCCGTCGAGCACCGGCCCGGGTTGGCGACTGCACTCGAGTTTCGTCAACTCTCCGTTAGACCTTGGCCGTGGCTTCACCGTGCGCGAGGCGTTGACCCTGGCCGCGGAAAAGGGACTACCGTCATGAGCGCGTGGTTTCTGCTCGCGATCCCGCTGTGGCTCGCGTTCTTCGTGTGGTTCTGTCTGCTCCTGGACAAGTTCGAGCGCCGGTCACGCGCCGAGTTCCGCAAGGCTGTGGGTTACGACTGCGGATCGTTCGCCAAACTCAGAAAGAGGCGACGCCGTCGGCGGACTCGGCTAGATTGACATCTTCGCGACGATAACCCCATGCCCCGGAGGAAGTCGATGAGGATAGCCTTAGCCCTTCTGTTGCTCGCCGTTGGCGCCAGAGCCCAAACGATCACCGCCGACGCCGTCTCGATCCCCGTCGGGGGTACCGCAGCGGTCTCGTTCACCATGGATACTGCTGGCGCCTCAGTCTACGGCTGGAGCTTTGGCGTTTGCCACGATCCTGGTCTGACGCTGCTCACCGCTATCTCGCCCGTTGACGTGCTCACCGCCTTCTATCTGGACGTGAACCTGTTCCCGGACGGCTTCACTCACGGCGCGGTCTGGGACCTCGCTGGCGCGCCCTACGCCGGCGGTGTGCTGGTCAATGCGACCTACCAGGGTGGCGGGGCGATTGTGTTCTGCGACCAGGCTCTCGGAAGCCCACCGGTGGACAATCTGGTCTCGGATGGGATTGGTGTCGTCATTCCTACGCTGTGGGTCGATGGCGGCGTGACGGAGATCCACGCGGACTACGTGCGTGGCGACTGTGTCCCGTCAGGGGTGGTGAACATCATGGATGTTATCGGCGTGTTGAACTGGGCACTCCTCTTTGGCCCCCAGCCCTGCGCTGACGCCTGCGATTCCAACGGCGACGGCACCCTGGACGTGTCGGACGCCATCTACTTGCTGACGTACCTCTTTGATCTGGGGCCTCAGCCCCCTGTTCCGTGGGCAGCGTGTGGTTCGAGCGTGGCATTGGGGTGCGCTGCTTCTGCTTGCCCGTAGTGACGAATATTGTCACTACGAAACTAGGTGGCCGCATCCCTTGGAGCATCGTACTCTTTGATGTGTCCAAGCAAAGGGGAGCAACCATGACGAAGACGACCACCAGCGACGCGCAAGCAACCCGCGAAATCCTGGACGCGAACCCTGGAATGCTTTGGCTCAAGGCGACTCACGCAAGCGGCCAAGAATTCGCCGTACGCTTCGGTGGCGACGTCTACGAAGTGCTCCTGATCTGTTCTGACGGCGTCGCCGTTTCGGTGTGGGACGTGGTCCACTTCAGTCTTCGTTTCACCCTCGAAGGTGAGCTGCCGGCTCGCATCTCTGCTGACCTTGATCAATCGCTGTTCACTCGCGCTATCAATGACACCCTGCCCACGATCAACGTGGCGGCGTAACCACTACCCCTGGTGTACCAACAGCGACGGTTGCCACTAGTCCTAGGCTTGCACCTATTCTGCTGGAATCTATTTGCCCCTTGCAGTACGTTCGCGGCCCCCCTCTTCTCGCGGGGGATTCCCCCGAACGGAAGGTGCCGTATATGGCGCAGGTCGGCCTGTCAGGGCTGGGCGAGTGCGCGGTCGAGCTCACGAAGCTGGGATGGCAAGTATTTCGACTCTCTCCACGTTCAAAAGTACCGCTCAAGGGTTCCTCTGGTCTGAAAGACGCCACCGACGACGAGGACGACATCCGCCGGCTGTGGCTAGAGCAACCCGATGCGAACATTGGAGTTGTCACCGGTGAGCTCGATTCAGGCGGCTCCGGGCTCTGGTCGCTCGACTTCGACAAGACCCCGGACAAGGACGGCATGGCGGTCCGCGCGGCGCTTGAGGCCGAACACGGCCCCCTGGGTGGGGCGGTCCTGAAGACCCACCGGGGCGTCCAGCATATCTACACGTACGACGACCGATCGCCGACCAAGCTCTCGACCGGGGCCGACGGCGTGGATATCCGGTCGAACGGCGGGTACTTCCTCGCACCCTGCTCGGTCCACCCATCTGGCGACATCTACGCCTGGGGGGAGGGGAAGCCGGAGACGGCTCCGGGATGGCTGATCGACTGGCTCAAGAACCGGGTAGTCCCGCCGGCGTCGATGCCGTCGGCTGGTCCCACACATGAAGCGCCTCCGTCATCGGGCGGGGCCCGTCCGTACTCGCCGGAGACGTTTGAGGAGTACCGGCAGATGCTCGGGTACATCCCGGGCATCGTCCGCGACGACTGGCTCCGGGTCGGGTTCGCGATCCACGAGCTCGGCTGGGGGAGGCACGGCTTCGATCTGTGGGACGCCTGGAGCCAGAACTGGCCGGACAAGTACGCGGCGAAGGAGCAGGGGCCGCAGTGGTCGTCGTTCTCGCGGCATTACACCGACTCGAGGACGACCATCGCCTCCGTGGTCCGGGAGGCCAGGCTGGCCGGCTGGCGGCCTCCCTCGAGTCTTCTCCCCGACGACGTCCTCGAGCCGATCCGGTTCTTCGATCGGGACGAGCAGGCGGGGCCCCCGATATCGATCGAGGAGGTCTTCGGGGACGCTCCCCGCTTCTCGGCCTATCTCAACATGGCGTGGGAGTATCTGCAGGTCCCGGAGTCGACGCTCGCGCTCGCCCACCTGACGGGCGTCTCAGCGGTGATCTCGAAGCGGCTCCGATTCGACAACGGGAAATTCACTCAACCCCCGCCGCTGTGGCTCCTTTCGCTGATCCGGACAGGTGGCCGGAAATCGGAGATTGTCGACCTCGTGCGCGAACCTATCATCGACATCACGACCGGACGACAGGCTCGAGAGCTCCAAGAGGGGGCTATCGCCCACCACCAGATGCTCGAGGAACAGCTGACAAACCAGAAGAGCCAACCGACACCAGACCCCACGATTATCCGCAACCTGTATTTCGAGCTTGTCCGTAACAGAGGAAAGACAGTGGATTTGTCATCGATGGTTGCGTCCGACACAACCGAGGCTGCTCTGCAGGGATCACTGCTGGACTCGGGTGGCTCGGTGTTCATCTGCGATGGGGAGCCGATATTTTTGAACAATGCGATCTCCCCGCTCTGGGCAGTGACCGGGGCGGCCCCGCAGACGACGACTCCGATGAACGGCTACTCGGGCAAGTCGATCCTGGTCAACCGTGCGAACAAGAAGCGCCGGCAGGGGGTGATAAAGAAGCCCGAGCTCGCGATCTGTCTGGTCGTCCAGACGGGGGCTCCGACCGACTACCTCTTTGACAACCCTCACTTACGCGACTCTGGGTTCATGGCTCGGTTCATGATCAACGTTCCCGATTTCCGGCCGGAGGACATCCGGGTGGACGTCCAGCGTCCCTCTAAGGGCTACGCACAGCCCTGGATCGATCTGGCGAGGCACTACCTGCTCCAGGGGATCCCGCTCGAGCCGCGGCTGGTGGAGTTCCACCAGGACGCCCGTGCGCTGTTCCTGGACTGGCGCCGAGTCCACCAGAAGGAGTTCCGGCCCGGTGGGGCGAACCACGACCTGGTCGAGTTCCACAACAAGGCTCACGGGCTTCTCACGCGCGTTGCTGGGGCTCTGGCTGCTGCCAGGGCCTTCGAGGAGTTCGCCCCCGGCTCTGCCTTCGTCGTGGAGGTCCGGGACGTCGAGCGGGCTATCTCGCTGTTCACGAAGCTGGTTCAGCACGCTCGGCTGGCTTTCGGGCTGGAGCTGGACTCGGTCATCGAGCGGGAAGCGCTCAGGGCTCTCCACGCGGCGTTCAAGAGCTTCCCCACGTCGGCGTTCTCCCGTCGGGATCTGGTTCGGAGAGTCCGGGTCCGCCAGATCATTCCCGTCATGGAGATCCTGGTCGAAACGTTCTGGCTCATCCCTACCGATGAGCGGAAATGGCAGTACCGGGACCCGCGCACCAAATTTCGCCTGAATCCTGGAGCGGATATTGCTGATGCCCCACTACCCTAACAAATCCCTAACAAAATCCAGCCAAAGTGTCGACACTGTCGACGCACCGTCGACCCTAGGATGCCGACACTTTGATTGTGATGGGGACTGGAGTTACGTGCAAGTGTCATCACTGTCGACGGGGGGCGCGTGTACCTGAGAGAAGTGTCGACGATGTCGATGATCGACCAAAGGGATGACATCTCTCTTATCTCTTATTGTATCCGTAGTTTATCGCCGATTCTCTCATTTACGGGCACCCCCCGTCGACAGTGATGACACTTGGCGTAAGTCCTTACTGGTACTAGGTGTAAGTGTCGACGAAGGGCGTCGACACTACGATGACAGGCGTCGACACTTTGAGTTGCGTAGTTTTCCGGACAATTGTTCCACGTGGAACATTTTTTTGAAAGGGCCTCACATGGCTCACCTGGCCGTTCACCCGATGTTGAATCTGCTGCCTGGCAATGACGATCCCGGAGCACGATGCTGGGCCATCGCTAATCTCCCGCCGCCCGGCGTGATCGAAGGGCTCACGCTGCCGGAGGCCACAGCGGTCTGCTCGGCTCTCGTTCAGCTCTCGTGCCCAGTCTGCTGGTGTTGCAGTGCGAAGTTTCCAGGGGCACCGGAATGCGTCCACTGTGGTGCGTGGCAGCCCTGCCCTAGCTGTAAGTGCTCCTCTTGTATAGAGATAGAGAAGACGATCAAGGCGGGGTCTGTGAGACAAGGGCGAGTGATTCGGGAGGATACTTGCGATTGGTCCCGGGCGAAGGCTGGCTGGCCTTTCGGGCAATGTGGGAGCTGTTTCGTGGAGTCCAGGCTGGTCCCAGGGGGGTCGCTGTGCGCTAAGTGCGACGAAGCCCAGGAGATACTCGATGCACAGACGGGACGGATCTGAGCGACCCCCAGGATCCAACACGGTGGCCAGGAGCGGCTCTCTGCCTGCTCAATGGATGCTCGATGGCATCTCTGGGCCATCAGTCGGGTGGGCGGCTCACAGGGGGCTCGGCGGCGGAAACATGGCAAGATCGAAAGAGAGCGAAAATGGACGAAACGAGACCAGGCCAGCATGAGGGATCGGATGCTGCGCGCCGCGCAGTGCGCAGGCTCATGGAGCTCAAAGCGGAGCACGAGCAGCTACTCAGGCGCTTGCCAGAGGACTCACTGACGCCGGCGCAGCTCCGGGCCCGGATCGCCGCGGTCTGCTCCCATCGGCTCGAAGAGTTCGTCGGGGCCCTGCGGTTCGCAAACGACCAGGATCGGTTCGCATTCGTAAATCTACTTGATCGGGCCTTCCCGAGTTCTGACGAGGAATCCAAGGGTGGGCCTGCGGACGCGGTCGGGTTCCAGTCGAATGGGGATGAGCCCGAGCCTGAGCCGTCGGAGGACGACGACTCGGGCCGGCGGTGCACCGCGGGGATCCCGATGCATCGCCCGGACGACGCTGTGGGTCCGGATGTGGGATTTCCGGTTCACGACGCTGGGCGTCCGCGGGACGTCACGAAGGGGTGGCCGGGAGACGAGTCCACGGCGCCGAAGGGCACTTGTGAACCGAACAAAAACCGAACTTGAGTTCCGAGTCCTGGGGAATCCCATGGCCAAGCCGGCCTGGAACCGCTCCCGGAGCTCGAGCAAGGCTCGCCGCCGGGCCTCCCCGTGGTTCAAGCGGGTTCGAGCCGCGGCTCTGGCTGAGGTCTTAGACGGCCCCTTCCCGGTCTTCACGGTGGGCCAGCCCCTGGTACTCGAAGTCACGTACTGGCTGGAGCGCCCGGCGTCGCACTACCGGACGGGCAAGTTCGCGGGCGAGCTCAAGCGGGCAGCGCCGGCGTTCCCGACGAGCAAGCCAGATCTCACGAATCTCACGAAAGGCCTGGAGGACGTGTTGGCTGACTGGCCTCACGGGTCGTTCGCGCTGGTCTACCAGGGTGACCAGCAGATCGTGGACCATGTCACGCGCAAGCGGTGGGCGACTTCGGACGATAGGCCTGGTGCGCGGGTGCTCGTCCGGGAGGTGTTCGAAGAGCCCTGTTGACTAGTCGCACCTGTGCGACTATGGTTGCCGTTGCGTTGACCAGCTCCACTGGTCAAACATGGGGCCGGTCGGGCAAAGTGCCCGGCTGGTTTGAAAATCCGAGCTCCCGATGGTCTGGCAGGGCGCCAAAGAGAGCACACACCTTCCGTCGGTCGAGCGTACTGTCCTGGCGCGCTCGGCCGACATTTCTTGCCTGTCACGGAAGGTGTGCTGTGTACCTAACTGAGCTGCTCAAAAAACTCGAAGAGATCAGAGAAGAGCACGGGGGTCATCTCATTGTTGATGTATTCACCCCTACCTGGCATCGCATCCACACGATCAAGGTAGCGTTGGACCCCCAGATGGGACTCGACTCATTGATTATCAACACGAAACCGGCGAAAACATGAGCTTGGATATCGCCGAACAAGTGAAGCGGATCGCCGATTCGTTCGATCGAATTGCCAACGTGCTCGAGAAGACGCTCGCCCAACCAACGCTACCACCAGAGCCCGAACCCGAGCCGATGGAGACGCCGTGGAAGATCGTCCTGTGGAGCATCGATCGCGGGGTTGTGGTGAGCACGTTTCAGTCAGAGGAGTCTTCGAAGGTCGGCGATCGTCATGTCATCGGAGGGCTCGAGTTCGAAGTTGTCGAGGTCAGCATCAACCCTGAGAGCATGAGGTGTCGATGCAAGGTCGCGATAGCACCCGTGGAGGCGCCGCCGGCGCCCGTGGAGGAGTGACGATGAATCTACCCGACGACGTGACCCTGGTGGAGATCGCGCGCGCGGTGAGGCGCCTGCCGATGGACGTGACAGCGGCGGATATCGAAAGGGAAGTCAGATTGCTCCGTGGTCCGCCGGACAAAAATTCTTGCTGGTTTGCTTCTGAGCCGGCGACGATTCCGGCTGGGACGCCGCTGAAGACGATCGATCCGAGGACGATCCGGCCGACCGAGCCCAGCATGATCTTGTATTGGGAGTCGGTGAGTGACGAGAACATCGTAGATGGCGACTACCTTGCCATAGATAAAGATGGGGACCTCGTTCTTGACTGCACACCGCTATGCGAGGGTCACAAGCTGATTGCGTACGTCCCCAAGGTCCCTGACTATTGGCTGGAAGAGCCGGAGTTGACCATTGTTGAAGTCTGGCATATCTGTCGTCACCTGCCATCGACGGCTTCGCCCCGGGCAATCGCAGAAGAAATCGATCGGTTGCGTTCCGGGGCGAAGGAGGGCAAGTGAGCGACCCATTCAAAACCTTTGGCACCGACCACCCGGCGCTTGCCGAAGCCAAGCTGTTTTTAGACCGAGGCGTGCTCGCCGAGAGTGTCGACATGAAGGGCGCCCGTGACGTGGTGCTGGGCCTGCTGGGGTTGCTTGCTGAGGATTGGGAGGCTGACCACAATCTGAGGAGCTTGGCGCCGGAGCTGTACAGCGCGCTGCAAGCTATTGGCGCCCTACCTGACGGGTACTGCTTCTGCTTTAGTGGGCCAAGACTAAGAAGCGGTACAGGCGACGACCATACCTGGGAGTGTCGTGATGCACGCGCCGTGCTGGCCAAGGCGGTGGACAAGTGAACGAGCTCGTGTCGGTCACCCCTGCCCTCCAGCTCGAGACTGCCGGCTTCGACCTGAAGGGTGTGCTGGCGCCTACTCGGTTCGTGCTCGATCAGGACTCGAACGCTAGCGTTAGCCACTTCCTCAATGGCGACATGATCCTGACGCTCGGGATGGACCGAGTCGTTCTGACCATCGACGCGGTGTTCCTCCCGCGCGACGTCGTGTCGGTCGAGTTTTATGGGCTTGACCACCTTCCGCTGCTCAAGGCCATTTTGCCGTCCTACCGGTGGGTGGTGTCGAAGGTCACGAACGTCGGGTCGTCCCGGGTCGGTGGCGGGGCCTACCTGGTTCAAGATGTCATCGTGGAATTTCAAGGAGTCTCCCGTGAAAGTTGAACCGAAGGACAATGGCGATCTGCTACTGAAGGGGCTCATTGTGCAGGGAATGATGTTGCGGCTTGCCGCTGCCGACTTGGTGTTGGGCCAGATCGAAGACATGAAGAAGACGCTCAAGCAGATCGTCCGCTTCGATCCGGATGGCAAGGACCCTGCGTCGATCGTCGCGCTCGATTGCCTGGCCAGGTCGAAGGTGGCCGAGGCTCGAGTCGAAGAGCTGAAGAAGCAGGCGAATGGGCTCCACGGCGATCCGCCCACCGCGGGAGCGGAGTTCTTCGAGAAGCTGAGGAAACAGAAGTTCTTCGATGACATGAAGAAGAAGCACCCTCCGTCAAAGGGGATGCGGTACTGATGGCGACGTGCAAAACTTGCAATAGGGCGAACACTGGTGACTGTGTTCGCTGCGCTGTCGCAGACATGTTGCGTGAGCTGGACATCGTTCGGTCGGCCGGCATGCCTGGCCCCTTGGTTCCGAGCGCTGCGTGGAAGGGGTCGCTTGATCAACTCGAGGAGCGAATCCGTTTCCGGTTTAAGGTTCTAACCCTTTGAGAGGAGAAGCTGTGCGTGTCTTGATCGCCGAGTTTGCTACGGTTCTGTTTCTTCTGTTCATGCTGTTCCTGACGTTCGTATTGCCACATCCGGACGAGGCCTTGCCTGAGACTGCGCCCAAGCTCTCCGCCCTGGAGAGCGCCCTTCCGCTCGTCCCGGTCCAGGAAGACGTCCAGGAGCCTGTCCCGACGCGCAGGGTCTACCGCAAGGTGGTCGACGGCGAAGTCGTCTACGAGGGTGACGTCCTGCCTGCTGAGGCGCTTGTTGGGCCGCCGCCGATTGAGCGGTCGGGCAATGAGGCTCCGTCCGTCGGGGAGCTATCCTCGAGCGTGCAGACGTGGCTCCGGGATCTGATCGCTGTCCCGATCGAGTTCGGAGATTTGGCGACCAACCATGAACGCATGCAGATGGCGCGCGCCCACGAGATCCGCTTTGTCGACGATCGGATGCTCGTGGTGCTTCAGTTCCGCGGAGAGCCGCTCAAGGGCGACTTGACGGATCGGCTGGTCGAGTGTTACTGCGAGCTCGTGCACTGCTTGAACCGGACAGAGAAGACGTACTCACCCGAAGCCATGGTGACGCTCATGGAGGTCCCGCTGGTGGCGGAGATCGACGATGAGATCCGTGCGATGAAGCAGGAGCTTCGTTCGCTCGGTCATAGCTTTCGGCTGTCAACCGCGCCGGTCTCGCTTGAGACGGTGCATGCTCTGGGAGGGGATCGACGATGAGGAATACGACAATCGTGTTGCTGCTGCTGTCAACGCTTGCGTGGGCACAGACTGGACTAACCGACCCGGCGTCTTTGGCTCCGCAGCAGTGCGCTTGGGACGAGGACATCGCGTCGCAGAATGCCGACGAGAACGGGTTCCCATCGTTCGGCCAGGGACGGTGCCTCAAAGTGTCTCCGTTGACGGTCGTGTGGCTGAGTAGCATTAGGTGCCAGTGCACGGTCGATGCCAGGGTCGTGGCGTCCTGGCAGGCCTGCGATGGCGGTCTGATCGACGGCTGTGACTCCTATGGCTTCGGGTATTCGATCGCCGGTGTGTCGTCCGGCTCGGGTACCGGCCTCATGGGGGAGGCGGATGCCAGCACGACGATCAGCGGCTTCGCGCCGCCGGTGATCTTCTTCGACGAGATGATGGACGTCGATTGTGGTGCAACGTTCCTCTTTGACTTCTCTGTAAGCTGCTCATGCACGCGTACCATCGAGACTGTTGACGTGATCTTCGAGGTCGACGTCGATACGGACTCGATTTCCGTGGTAGAAGTGGTCACAGTGGAGCGGCAGGTCGTTTGCGGCCCGCACACGGAAACGCTGGCCAACTTCGTTGCTCTGTGCAACCAGGAGTGTGATCCGTCGAATCCACCGGACGACATCCCGATCGAATAGGTACTAAGCGATGAGTGGCGAAGTTACAGGCGGCGAGTTTCATTATGGCAATGCCGATGCGAACACGCAGGCCTGGTTGATCATTGCTGGGAAGTCGGCTCTCGTGATGCTTGTGGAAGCGGCAAGAGAAGCTGGCCGAGAGTCGGTCCCGTTGGCCGAGATCGAGAAGAACATTGCCATCATGGAAGTTGAGATAAACAAGAGACTCGCGGTTCTGTCGACGACGGAGGAGAAGGCGAACCCGCCGGACGACATCCCGATCGAATGAGCGCAGGATCCTGCCAATAGCGCAGACCCCCTGCAACTAGCTGCAGAGCCTCTGTTTTCCTTCCAAGGGCTGGGCTCTGTGGCTTTCTTCTCTGCACTGGAGGCCCCGTGGCTCGATTCCGCAAGAAACCGGTTGTCGTTGACGCATTCCGCTTCTACCGATCCAAGCGTGATCTGTGGCCAGACTGGGCTCGTGACGGTGTCCAGTATTCGGTGGGAGAGGACGACTGTGACGCTATTATTGGGTGGTTCGTAACGGAGATCGGAGGTTCGCGCATTGCCTTGGAGGATGGCGACTGGATCATCCGTGGCGTCAAGGGCGAGCTGTACCCCTGCAAGCCCGACATCTTTGAAGAGACGTACGAGGAGGTTGAAGAGTGAAGAGGTACCGCAAGCGGCCCGTTGTCATCGAGGCACAGCAGATTCTAGAGTCTGACTTCATGTGTGACCCTCCATGCGCGCGTCACGTGTCGGGCGTTGCCTACGACCCTGGGGCTAGGACTGTGAGGATCGCCACCCCGCCGGGGTTGATCGACGCGGAGGTTGGCGACTGGATTACGCGGGACATCTGTGGTGGTCTCGGTCTGTGCAAGGCCGACCTCTTCGCGGAGAGGTACGAGGAGCTGGCGCCGCCGCGGGAGGGGGGAACGCGTGGATGAAGACTTGCGAGAAACAATCGAGGGCCTCGTGGCACGGTACGTCGCCGGCCTGTTGAACCACACGGACGCCCCCAACCCTATCCAGGTGGTGCTCTGCCGGCACTGGATCAAGCAGTCGGGGCTGTCCGAGACCTTGAAAAACTACCTGCCGGACGATGGTGGGGAGGCGTAGATGCGGATCTACTGCCCCCGCTCATCGGAGAGTTGCATCCCCTTCGTGTTCTTGCACCGGAGCTTCAGTTTCCAGTGGTGGACAACAGCCGGGGCTCCTGGGAGATTTATCCAATTTGGGTGGCTCTGCTTCCGGTGGGGGGCAGCGTAGATGCTGACCAGGAGATACCTCGGGAACGGCCTCTACATCGAGTCGAGCCCCCAGGGGCGGCGGGAGCTCATCCTTACATTCGACCGGTCGCTCGAGGATGGGTGTGATCCAATCCAGGTCTGTCTGTATGAGGACGTGTGGCGCGAGCTTCTGGACGCGTTGCGCGAGGAGGCTGGGTCATGAGCAACTCGATCGTGTTCTACGCGACGCTCGGGTCCGGCCAGCCGGGAGCACCTGGGTACTTCCGTATTGAGGTGAAGCACGGGGACTGTGCCGGAGATGTCGATAAAGCGGCAGTTCTCGCCAGGAGGCGAGTCCACAAGGCCACTGATGGCCGGTGGGCGTTCCTGTATCGGAATCTCTGCGATATGAACGAGCGTGATCGGGTCTTCCGGGGGGAGGCGTAACCGATTACTATGGGGGCTTTGCCCACGAGCCTTGCTTCGTGGGACGGATACAACGCGCTCATTCGGGCGCTGGAAGGATCAAAGGGATGAACGATGGTTTCCTGACAAAGTGGGACGTTCTTGCGGAGGATGCTCGTCTTCGCGGTATCAAGCTCAGGCGCACGGGCAACTCGTTGTCGCTGGTGGTCAACGATCCGCTAGGCAAGCTTGATGACATCCATGCTTGCCTCAACAAGATGGAACAGATCGCAGAGGAGTGCGCTGCTCCGCCCGAGCCGGCTGAGGCTCCCGCTACCACGTAGGGCGCCCATCGAAACGGCCGCCATGCGGCCCGGCTCGGCGCTGCCGAGCCGGGTTTACCAAAGGAGGAGGCGGAATGACCCCCGCAGAGACGGAAGCCCGGCAAGCGCTGCGGTGTCTGTACATCGCGGTCGAAGAGCATGTCGCTGCCGACGTGGAAAAACGGTGCATCTCTGCGTTCGAGTCGCTAAAGAACGGCGCGAGCCCGGAGCTCCCGCCGGTGAACCGGATCCCGGAGAACATCGACGAGCCGAGGATCGTGGTCGAGTGTTACCACGTCGGGTCGTGGTGCCCAGAGCGTGACGGGAAGGGTCCTGCTACGCAGGTCCACATCACGTTCCATCTCGCTGGCGACATCCCGCCCATGGCTATCCGCCTGAAGTCGAAACTCGCTGCCGACCAGATGATCGAGGCGCTGATCCGGCATCGCAACGATGTCTGGCCGACGCCATGAAGTTACCACAGGACATCGTCCCGACGACGTTCGAGCAGGCGGTTGACCTGTTGTACCTCGGGCTTGAGGAGAAGGATCGCGAGTCTATCTGTGAGCATTCAGTGGCTGCTTTTCATCATTGGTTTGGGACGGATCTCCGGAATGGCTGGTCGATCTGGGATCGAATGACGCCGCTGTCGCTGCACTTCCAGAAGCGCTTCCGTCTCGTCCACGGCGACGATCTGAGTGGCATGATCATGGGGTCTCTCTGGGCCCGTGTGCGTGGTGAAGTGTTCGATGCGGAGGCTCAGGCGGCCAAGTACATCGCCCACTGGGAGGGGCTAGGTATCGACTCGATGACGTTTGGCCAGGGTGAGGAGTCGAAGCATGAAGATACCTAGCCGAAAGGAGCTCAGGCGTTTGTTCGATGAGTACGAGGGGGACGCCTTGGACGTGTTCATTGAAGAACTGTTTGGCGACCAGGAGCCAAACAGTTCTCGGGTGGAGCTCCTGGTCGCCAATGCCGTAGAAGAGATATCCGACCATCTTGTCTCTTCCGGACTTCTGACAAAGGGCGTAGCGGTGAACTGCGCTGCTAGAGCCCTTGACATGCTGGTCTGTAGTCACCAGCGAGGGCACGACGATCGAGCGGGGGATTGATGGAACGCCTAACGACGGCGCTCTCCGCCTACATGGGGGACTCTTACGAGTTCAGTCTCCGGATCATCGAAGGTCGGGCGGTGCTCAAGGGGATGCGGGTGAAGACGAACACCGATCGTCTTCGTGCGCCGAAGGATCACGAGCGCTCTCATGTGCTCGGGTTCATCGCCGGCTGGGAAGCCAGTGGCGGGAGGGTGGTGTGAGAATGAAGTGTCCATACTGCGGCGCGCCGGGGGTTGCTAGACGAGGAGTGATCTGGAAATGCATCGTCGATGTGCTAGTCGTTATCGGTGCTTTTGCCTTCGGAAGTTGGTTGTGAAATGGGTGTCCTCCGAGACCACTGGAATCCGAAGGTGAACTTTGTCGGCTCCGCCGTCGGGTCGGTTCGTCAGTTCACGCGGTCGCTCGGGATCTCTGCCCGTAAACTCGAGGCCATGGATCTCAGGCAGTTGGCTGCCATCCCGTGGGTCAAGAAGCACAATCTGAACCCGTGTGGCGGGCATATCCGCTTCCCTGGCTCGGAGATGCAGGACGTGAAGTTCACATGGCAGACGACACGCCCAGGGCCGTTTTGGCTGGAAGGCGAGCTCTACATCGGCCGCGGCGACGGCGACAACTATGAGATTGCCGCTTTACTCGGGATTGCCGTCTTCTGGGAGATGATCTATCTTCGCAGGACGCAGACGACAATGGCAGAGACTCACCCGTAAGAGGACCCCGTCCGGCCGGCGAAGGATTCACCCTGCCGCGGTGGGCTCTGCCTTTTGACGTTGTCGGCTTCCTTCCCTTCCTCCCCTCCACGCGATATCGTCGAGCTGTCCCAGGAAGGGGTGGCTGCGATGATCAAGTACCAATCGCTGCGAAACTGGAAGTACCGGCTGGTCGAGCCCTACACGGCCGTGACCCCGGTCCGCGGTTTCGAGCACGCGGCTGAGTTCTTCACGCTGCTCGAGACTGGCACGCTGTCGGTCAAGGCCGGCTATTGTTGGGACGGCCCGTCCGGGCCTACGTGGGACTCTCCCGAGTCGCTGCGCCCTTCCCTGGTCCATGACGTCTTCTACCAGCTGCTCCGCATGGGGGTTCTCTACTCCTCGAAGCGCAAGGTGGTCGACGACTTCTTCCACTTCCAACTGCTCGATGCGGGCATGGGTCGCATTCGGGCGTGGTACTTCTGGAAGGCTGTCCGTGCATTCGGGTGGATAGCGGCGTCGGCTGACGAGCCCTACCCGGCGGTACGGTCGGCGCCGTGAGCGATCAGCAACCGCAGAAGCTCCGCGTCTCAAAGGTCACAATGCATGGCGAGGATACGGGGTGTGTCTCGTATTGGTTCTGGTGCCCAGGGTGCAAGGGGAACCACCGATATGAGGTTCCTCACTGGACATTCAATGGCAATCTTGAACGCCCCTCGTTCACGCCCAGCCTTCTGATGAATCGCGGGTCGACAAACCCCACTGTCCCAGTGTGCCATCTATTCATGACGGATGGAGAGATCCGGTTCCTGAACGATTGTACGCATGACCTAGCAGGGAAGACCGTTCCATGCCTAGAGCTTCCGGAGCATCTGACTTGATGGCGAAGAAAACCAAGAAGAAGGCGGAGAAGGTCGTTTCTGGCCCGGCATGGCCGGCGGAGACGGTCGAGATGGTCCCGGTCTCGGATCTGGTCCCCTACGCGCGCAACGCGCGGACGCACACCCAGATGCAGGTCGAGCAGGTGGCTGCCTCGATTCGCGAGTGGGGGTGGACGGTTCCGATCCTGATCGACGACGCCGGCGGGATCATCGCCGGCCACTGCCGGGTGCTGGCGGCGTCCAAGCTGGGCATCGAGCACGTCCCGGCCATGGTAGCCGTGGGCTGGTCGGAGGCCCAGAAGCGGGCGTACGTGATCGCCGACAACAAGCTCGCCGAGAACGCCGGCTGGGACACCGAGCTGCTCAAGGTGGAGCTCGAGGGGCTACAGGAGGACGGGTTCGATCTCGAGCTCATGGGCTTCGAGCTCGGGGAGCTGAACGACATCCTCGACACGGGGGACCTGTCAGGTGAGGACGACGTGGCTCCACCGAAGCCGGACGATCCGGTGTCCCGTTTGGGTGATGTCTGGCTCCTGGGGAGCCACCGGCTGGCTTGTGGGGACTCGACGGACCGCGACACGGTGGCCGTGGTCCTGGACGGCGCCGCTCCCCCCCTGATGGTGACGGACCCGCCGTACGGCGTGGAGTACAACCCTGAGTGGCGAAACAAGACCGGCGTCTCTGCCACCAAGCGCACCGGGAAGGTGTTGAACGACGATCGCTCCGATTGGGGGCAGGCATGGGCCTTGTTCCCGGGTGATATTGCGTACGTTTGGCATGGGTCGCTGCATGCGCCCACGGTGCTGCAGTCGCTCGAGCGGGTGGGGTTCGTGGCTCGTTCCATGATCGTCTGGAAGAAGTCCCGCTTTGCCCTCTCCCGGGGCGCTTACTACTGGCACCACGAGTCGTGTCTCTACGCTGTCCGGCCGGACGAGATCCCGGACGGCGACAAGGATGCGGTCATCGCCGAGTTGCAGAGCGCTCTCGCCTGCGAGGACTACGTAGACGAGCACGACTCGGCCTGGTACGTGGTCCGCAGTGGGTCGAAGGCTCGCTGGTCGGCGAATCGGCGCCAGTCCACCTGGTGGGACATCCCCGTTACCGACGACGGGGACGGGTCGCATCATGGCACCCAGAAGCCGCTCGAATGCATGGCACGAGCGATCCGAAACCACGACACGGAGTCTGTTTACGAGCCGTTCTGTGGGACCGGCACGACCTTGATCGCGTGTGAGCTGCTCGGTCGCGCCTGCTACGCGATCGAGCTCGATCCTGGGTACGTCGACGTGGCGATCGCCAGGTGGGAGAAGAGGACCGGCATGGCTGCAGTCCTCGAGCAAACGAAGGACACGTTTGCGGAAGCTGCGGAAGCGCGGCGATAGACCGCCCATGGGGCGGAGGATGGAGTTCGTGGCATGGCTGCGAAGAAGAAGACGAAACGCGTGGCGAAGAAGAAGACGGCGAAGAAGAAGATGATGCGGGGCGTGCCGCCCAGGTTCAAGCCGACGGTCGCGCAGCGGGACCAGGTCCGGGCACTGGTCGGGTTCGGCTTGAAGCATGACCAGATCGCGTCGATCACCATCAACTCGAGGACGAAGTCCGGCATCGGGAAGGCGACCCTTCACAAGTACTTCCGGAATGAGCTCGACCAGGGGGGCGCGATCGCCATCTCGAAGGTCGCCAATTCGCTGTACAAGAAGGCGCTCGGGACCGGGCAGGGTTCGGTGGCTGCCGCGATCTTCTTCCTGAAGGCGCGTGCCGGTTGGAGCGAGAGGACCGAGGTTGAGATCTCTTCGAACACTGGTGTGCTCCTGGTGCCAGCGGCTATGTCATCGGACGAGTGGGTCGCACGCGCTGAGGCTGGGAACGTCGGCCGTGAGGATCCCACCGGCGATGACGTCGGCTGATGGGGGAGTTCAACTACACGCCGTCGGTCGCTGAGGGGCAGGAGTTCGACGATTCGTATCGCGATGCGAGGGCGCGCGAAAATGCGATGCCAAAGAGTGGCGTGGTTTGGAGGCCGCAGGCCGGCTCGCAAACGGAGTTCCTGGAGTGCCCGTTGTTCGAGGTGCTGTACCACGGGACGCGTGGACCGGGCAAGACCGACGGCCTCATCATGGACTACGCCCAGCACGTCGGGCGTGGGCTAGGGGACGCCTGGTCGGGGATCCTATTCCGGAAGACGTACCCTCAGCTCGGGGATGTCGTCGCGAAGACCCACCGATGGTTCAAGCTCATTTTCCCCCAGGCGCGGTTCAACTGGAGTCGGATGTCCTGGGTCTGGCCGACAGGCGAGGTGTTTCGGTTCCGCCACATGGCGCGCCCGGAGGACTACTGGAACTACCACGGGCACGAATACCCCTGGATCGGCTGGGAGGAGCTCACGGCCTGGGCGGACGACCGCTGCTACACGTCGATGTTCTCGTGCTGCCGGTCGTCCAAGCCGGGCGTGCCGCGGAAGATCCGGTCCAACTCGAACCCCTATGGGGTTGGTACCAACTGGGTCAAGGATCGTTGGATGCTCCATGGTCAGTGGTGGAATACGGTTGTCCAGATGGAGCCGGTCGACCAGAAGGGGCGGAAACTACGGCCACGTGCTGCGATCCACGGCCACATCGACGAGAACAAGATCCTGCTCAAGCACGACCCTGACTACAAATCCGGGATCATCGGGTCCGCCGCGAACGAGGCTATGGCGAAGGCGTGGCTCTACGGGAGCTGGGACATCGTCGCCGGCGGGATGTTCGACGACGTCTGGTCTAAGTACAACAGCCTACCGGCTTTCGATATCCCACGTGACTGGAAGATCGACCGTGCCTTCGACTGGGGGTCGTCTAAGCCCTTCTCTGTCGGATGGTACGCACAGTCGAACGGTTCTGACCTGCTGCTCCCGGGTCGTGGCTGGCTTTCTACGGTGAGGGGTGATTTATTCCGGGTGCGAGAATGGTACGGCTGGACGGGACGTGCGAATGAGGGTGTTCGGATGCTGGCGATCGACGTCGCTGCAGGGATCGTCGAGCGCGAGATGATGTGGGGCTGGCGCAAGGGGAACCAGTCGGTTGTCCTGCCCGGCCCGGCCGACAGCTCGATCTTCACGGTCGAGAATGGGACGTCCATCGGGATGGACATGACCCAGCCGGTCCGGATCGAAGGTCGGGTCTACCAGGGGGTTGAGTGGGCGCGGGCGGACAAGCGCGCCGGCTCGCGGAAGATGGGCTGGGAGATGATGCGGAAGATGATGAAGGCGGCCAAGCCCCGGAAGGGGCTCCCTCGGGAGGAGCCTGGCCTCTTCGTCGTCGGCGATCACAACCCTCAGTTCCTCCGGACAGTGCTCTCTCTCCCGCGCGACGAGGATGGCGACATGGACGATGTCGACACGGACGCCGAGGACCACATCGGCGACGAGGTTCGGTATCGGGTGCGAGCGGTCGGCACGACGGTGTCAGGCGGCAAGACCGTAGGAATGTACTGAGAGGCACCTGATGGGCGTCGATTCGAAGCACCCGCTTTACTCAGAGCACGAGCCCGAGTGGCTGCAGATGCGCGATACGATGCGAGGCGAGCGCATCGTGAAAGCAAAGGGCGTCGAATATCTCCCGATGACATCTGGAATGGTCGCTGACGGTGGGGAGACCAGCACGGAGTCGGACGGGTGGAAGGCGTACAAATCTTATCGGCTGCGCGCGGTATTCCCTGACCTCGTGAAGGAAGCCCGAGAGGCGATGTTGGGGATCATGCACAACAAGCCTCCGACCATCGAGCTCCCCTCTCAGCTCGAGGACATGAGGACGAAGGCGACCCTTCGGAACGAGTCTCTCGAGATGCTCTTGCGGCGAATCAATGAGGAGCAGCTGACTGCCGGCCGGCTTGGCATCCTTGCTGACGTGATCGATTCCGGCGAGCGGGCTGGGACCCCGTACCTCGCCACGTATATCGCCGAGCACGTCATCAACTGGGACGAGGGCCAGCAGTCGCGCGAGCTGGACGGTGGTACCGGAGATGACCGGATCGAGGTTACTGAGCCTCAGAATCTCAACTTCGTTTCTCTTAACGAGTCTGGTTTTGAACGCCAGACGAGCTTCGAATGGAAAGAGGTTGAGAAGTATCGGATCCTTCTGTTGGGAGACGTCGATGAGGACGAGCCAGAGGGCGAGGGTGTCTACCGGGTCGGGGTGTTCCGCGACAACAAGCAGGAGTTCTCCGAGGACCAGATGGACGAGGTGCAGATTGCTGGCACTCCCACGAGCGAGATCCCATTCGTTTTCGTGAACACGAAGGATATCACCGCCGAGCCAGACGAACCGCCGCTCATGGGTGTGTCCGACCTGTCGTTGACGATCTACCGTGGCGAGGCCGACTATCGCCAAGCGTTGTTCATGCAGGGGCAGGACACGCTTGTTGTGATCGGTGGTGGGAAGGATGAAAAGCATCGGATCGGGGCCGGCGCTTCGATCAACATTCCTAACTTCGAGGGTGACGCGAAGTTTATCGGCGTCGATTCTACTGGCCTTTCGGAGATGCGGAGCTCGCTCGAGAACGACTATCGACGTGCGGCGCAGAAGGCCGGGCAGATGCTCGACACGACGTCGAACGATGCCGAGTCGGGCGAGGCACTCAAGGTGCGCGTCTCGGCCCGTACCGCAACGCTGAACCAGATAGCGTTGACCGGAGCTTTTGCGCTCGAGCAGATCCTGAAGATCCTGGCTCGTTGGGTAGGGGCTAACGATGCGGAGGTCGTGGTTACTCCCAACCTCGATTTCGTCGATGACGAACTATCCGGCAGGACTCTGGTCGACTATCTGACTGCGAAGATGCAGGGTGCACCGTGGTCTTTCGAGTCGATTCACAAGCTGATGGCAGACCGCGGACTCACGGAAATGACGTTCGATGAAGAACTAAAGAAGATCCTCTCGGAGGAAGACCTGCTCATGCTCCGAGGTGGTGGATCAACGAATCCTGATGGACCGGTG